TTGTATTTACTTGATTATAGGGCTTATACATGACAAATAACAGCAAAATCAAGGACTAATGTCCATTTAGCGGACAACAATAATATAATATGAACGTAAAGTTTACAGGCAAGATTATTGCAGTAGGGCAAGTTCAGATGGGAACTTCCCAAAACGGAACGCAATGGAGCAGTTGTGAGTACACGATTGAGGAGTTGAACCAGCAATACCCAGCAAGAGCAGTCTTTCAGGTATTCGGTTCAGACAAGATTCAGCAGTTCAACATTCAGTTAGGAGAAATCATCACAGCCAACATCGGATTGAAGGCGCATCAGTCTAAGGAAGGACGCTGGTTCAATCAGTTGGACTGTTGGAAGATTGAACGACCAACTGGTCAGCAGTGTCAGGTTGCTCAGAACCCTCAGCAGCAGGGTGGATATTACGCACAACCACAGCAACAATTTCCCCCACAGGTTAATGCGAGCGGTCAGGCTACTCAGCAGGATGTTCAATATTCAGGAGGTCAGCAAGGGAAACTCCCATTCTAATAAATAAGGCATGGAAATCCATCTTGTACGAACATCTACTGGTCTTCGTCCATATTCAGATGATGATTACGAGGAATTGAAAAAGATAAAGGTTGGAACAATCGTCAAGGCGAATATCGTCCGACCTCGCAATGTGAAGTTTCATCGCAAGTTCTTCTCCCTTATCAGAGCAGCATGGGATTGTCTTACCGAGCAGCAGCGCACCAACCTACGCTCAGTAGATACATTTCGTGAACAGCTTCTGATAACGGCTGGATTCAGCGAACCTCTCTACGACCTGAACGGACAGAAGTTCTTGGAGAAGGCAAAGTCTATATCCTTCGCCAAGATGGATGAGCCAGCCTTTAACGAAGTTTATTCCAAAGTCTTAGACACCATCCTTACCGTCATGGTAGCCAATGGTGTCACAGAAGACGAGTTTAATAACATTTTACAAAATTATAGTTGATATGACACACAGAAACAATAAGCGCAACAACAGACATAATCGTCAGCGCAACAACAAAACGGAGTTGTCACAATTAGCATCAATGCTTTTCGGGGCACTGATTGGCAAGGGTACGGAAATGATTGCTGAGAAAATGACAGAAGCAAAAAAGACTCCTGATATTCATGCAAAAGGAATTACCAACAAGGACATCAACAACATCAACAACGGAAATGCAACCTTATCTAAGTTGCGTATTCCTGCTGATGGTTCGGCAGTTGAGTACCCTGTACCTGATAACCTCCAGTTCTTCTTCGCTGAGGATGGTAAGTTGATGGTTCGTAAGAAGATTGAAGGAGGCGAGAAGCCTACTAAAGATGATGAAGGCAACCCTATCACTTATGATGATATTTGCAAGGAACTCTTCTTGGAAAAGACTGCATATTGGGTTTATGACAAAGGCTATATTAATGAAGGAAAACAGAGTATTAGAAGTTACACAGATTCCGTCAACTGCACAAGTTCGGCTCAAGCAAAGCGGTTGGCCGCTTTTAATAAGTTGCAGAACATCGCCAAGTATCTCAACAAGGGATGGAAACCTGACTTTAGCAGCTTCGAAAAAAAATGGTGTATCGGTAAGGATGGAAAAAGTTTAACTGCTAAATATAATCTGCTAATGAACGAAGCAAGCATTTACTTCAAAAACAAAGACCTTGTTAGTGAAGCCATCCTTCTGATGGGCAAAGAATCCCTCAACGACCTTTTCTCAACTGACTGGTAATGACATCGTACGCAGAAATCAAGGCAAAGTTAGAACAGGAAGACAAGAAGATACGCAAACGTGCATCCTATGACGAGCACAACTTGCAAGCCGCAGAGGTCAGGTATATCCGTGGGGTATATCCTGATCTTGAAGGTGTCTTCTTTGCCGTTCCGAATGGCGGCAAGCGAACATCACGACAAGCCGCATGGCTGAAAGAAGAAGGCATGAAGGCAGGAGTTGCTGATATGCTGCTCCTGAAGAGCACCTCTCAATTCGGTTTCCTCTGCATCGAAAATAAAACTCCAAAAGGTAGGCAGGAACCCGAACAGAAGGTATTCCAGCATGAAGTAGAACGACATGGTGGCAAGTACATCATCGTCCGCTCTATAGATGAATTTATGGAAGCTATCAACAATTATCTAAATGGTGAACTATGACAGAAGAAATCAGACAAGCCATCCAACTACTTGAAGAAAACGGCTACAAGGTTACAGCTCCACCAAAGGAAGTCAAAGACGAATACACCTTTGAGCGAGCATGGAACTTGTACGACAAGAAAGTAGGATGCAAAGCCAAACTCGAAAAGAAGTGGAACTCCATGAGCAAGAAAGACCGCAAGGCAGCTATAGAGTATATTCCATTATATGTGATTGCAACCGAGGATAAAAAATATCGCAAGAACTTACAAACCTTTCTCAATCAACGAGGTTGGGAAGATGAAATCATCGGAGCAACACCACCGCCAGCATCCGTTAACGAGCATCCTTCTGAGATAAGCCGTCTTATCGCAAAAACGAAAGCCGAACAGGAGTTATATACTGGAAAAGCAAAGGACAATGTTCTTCGTCAACGCATTATCGGCATGTTGGAGCTTCTACAAAAGAATCCCGATAGCTTATGCAAAACGCAGTTGGAGATATATCGTGACAACGGAACCTTTGCACGACTTGGCATACCAACAAATCTTTTATAAGAATGATAACAACAAGCAACTACAACAAACAAAACCCACTAAGAGTCTTCGAGGCTTTTGCTGGATATGGCAGTCAGTCTCTTGCATTTAAGTATCTGAAAGAAAAACACCCTGATTTCGACTTCAAGGTGGTTGGCATATCCGAGATAGAGCCATCTGCTATTCAGGCTTATCGGCTGCTTCACGGATGGGAAGCTCCTAACTTCGGCGATGTGACGAGGATAGACTGGAGCGAGGTTCCTGATTTCGATTTCATCAGTTGGTCTTCACCCTGTCAGGATTTCTCAATGGCAGGACTGAGGAAAGGCGCAGAGGAAGGCAGCGGAACACGATCGTCACTTATCTTTCAGGAAAGACGTATGATAGAAGCAAAGCACCCAAAGTATGTGATGTTGGAGAATGTCAAAGGACTTCTCACCAAGAAAATGCTGCCCTTCTTTCTAAAATATCTCAAAGATTTGGAGAGTTTTGGTTATACGTCATTTTATAAAGTTCTTGACGCAAAGGACTACGGCATTCCTCAGCACAGAGAGCGAATATTTGTCTTTTCCATTCTACGAACAGACGAAGACCCGAACCCTGAGTATCATTTTCCTTCACCGATACCACTCACCACAAATGTTGAGGACATTCTTGAAGACAACGTATCTCAAGAATATTTCATGTCTCAACCCCTTCTCTTAAAGTATCTCTCCAAAGCAGACATCAATGAATCAATCAAAAAACTCTACCCCGAAGATTTCAATACCAAAAACGTCTGACGGATGCTCCCCTGCCATCACATCATCGTTTGGAGCAGGTATTAGCATAGCTAATCTTATTGGTGTTGACCACTTCCCTAAGGGGGGGGTATTGATAATAAAAAAGTTACAAGCAGAAAACCGCTCATCAACTCAGACGCAGATGGTTTAAGTAGAACCATCCGTACAAGTTATTATAAGGCTGGTTTTGCCAACTATATACATAACGATGGCAGAGCAGCCAACGCAGTCTTAATCATCAAACCAGTATGATAATATACAGAAATAAACATGGAAATTTTAAAGGTGGTTTGTTTGAAACAAAAATATCACCAACCATAACGACAGCATCCTTTGAAGGAAATACATTTATCTTAAAAATAAAAGAATGTGTGACAAAATTATAAAATTGGCAAACCTCCATATTAAAGGCAGAATCGAACAGCATACCAGGGTATATTCCACCAATGGAATATCACCAACTCTCAATTCTGCTATGGGACACGGTGGCGGCTGCATCCCACTATTCTTAATCATTAAAGAGATATGAGAAAAGCCATCCTCTACAAGGAACGCACAGCCGAAGGAAGGATGCTGCGCAAAGCATACGACACTCATAAGTGCAGCTTCCAACAAAATATGAAACACAGGACACCACGTACCGATGGACTTAGTAACACCATCACAAGTTTCTTCACAGACAATTTAGTATTAATCATTAAAGAGGTATGAAAAACTGAACAATGAATAAAGAAATCATTCACACCGCACCCAACGGCAAGAAATACTCCATCTCCATCAGGAAGTACACTCCAAGAGATTGTTTCCGACTGATGGGAGTACATGAAGCTGACATAAACAAACTCCTGAGCAAGGAGAAAGACGGATCACCCATCATTTGCAAGAGCAAACTCTACGCCCTTGCAGGAAATTCAATAGTAACCAACTGCCTGACTGCCATGTTCGAAGAACTGATATTTCCATCAGGGAAACACTATCACGACAAGAGCGGTCAGCTATCACTCTTTTAACTTATGGAATGGATAAAAATTGAAACTAAAAGAAAAATTCATAATAAAAGGCTCTTAGCTGGAAAAGATTTACTTATTAAATATGATGAGTTATATCTTACAGGAATGTATCTTTTAGATGATTTTTGGTACTACGATGTATCAGGAGAATTATCTAAATTAATGTTTCAAGATAAAGTTACACAAGTTTCAATCATAGATGAAACCAATTATTTCCTTCAAAGAAGAAAAAGAACAAGTCTTATCCATCATCGCTGATATTCAGTCCGAGCGTAAGGCTGCACACATTGTACCCTGCCACGTTCTTACCACCGAAATCATCAATCGTGGAGTCCATCAGCCACGGCAAGCCCTGAATGAGTTGTACGCAGAAGGCAAGATAGACTGGTGCAGAACACTCAACGATACGGCATTCACTATAAGAAATTTATAAATCAAAATCAATATGGAAGAAAAGTTAGGAATAATTACAAAGAAAGACTTGGAGGTATTATCTAAACAAGCCTTTGAGTCAGCAAATAACAAGGGCTTCTACCCTGGCACTGGTACTACATTTCAACTGATGTTCATTATCGTAGAAATGAGTGAAGTGCTGCAAGCTGACAGAAAAGATAGACATGGATCCATCGAAGACTACAAAAACGAAATTGAAATGGGCAGGGATATTCCTACCGCCTACCGAAACACACTGGAAGGTACAGTAGAGTCAGAGTTTGCCGACATCGCTATTCGTATTCTATCACTCTTGGGTAGCATCATGGATAGTGAGAAAGTAGACCTTATGGAAGACGAAGACCTGATAGACGAATACAAATTGGCTAAATTTATCTTTGGGTTTGATTTAGTTGAAGACCTATACAGACTCATCGAAAAGATAGGAGTCTGTGACTTGGACGACTCTCCAAACTGGTATCTCGTAAAACACCTTCAAGAGATACTGGTTGACATCTTTGCGATTGCCCACAGTAACAATATCAACCTGATGGAACATATCAGGTTGAAAATGAAATACAACGAAACCCGTCCGTATTTACACGGATATAAATATTAGGAGGATATAATATGTTTAAAACAGAACAAATCACAAGAAGATGTTTGATGACTTTGAGTGATGGTAGCAAAACACAAGCTACTTTCACCATCCCAAAGCCAACCAAACCCATCTTTCCTGAGCAGATGGAACGAAAGTTTATCGAGAAATTCAATAACCAGCAGCCGCTCATGGCAAACAAAGTTGTCAAGTTACATATAATGAGAAATTAAGATTCAACGAAAGTTCAAAATCAAGAATGATTAGAGGTATAAAAACTTAAAAAGGAGAAGTAATTATGGCAACAGTAACTATTGATTTAGAAGAATATGACTTGCTTCGTAAACATAATGACGAGTTCGAGAAAATAATGAAAGAGAACATCGAACTAAAAAGTTCCCAAAAGGTTATTATCAGAACAGTTAAACGTCCTAAAGTAATTAGTGTTATGAGAGGTGTTTTAGACGAAGGAGATATTTCTGAGGAATTTGTCAACTTTGATGATGTGCGTGAAGAGGTTAAGAGTAAGATTAGCCAGGAGGAAAAAGACACGCTAAACAATGAAATTCGTGAATACAAAGAGGAATTTGAAAAATACGTAAATAAACGTAAGCATCTTCAAGAAGAGTTTGACAAGAAACTCAAAGAGGAACAACGTGCTTTTAATAGACGGTTGTCGTTTCCTTTTGGCATACTGAATGTTGCTAAGAAAAGACTTACGAATGTTTCTCTATCTCTCGAAAATAAGATTGTAAAACACAACGAAGAGATACGTGAAATTAACAACATAATAGAACACGAAATTGAAAGGGCTATACAATATATGGAAGAATTTATTCGACCTTAAAGTTAAATTCAAAGAAATCAAAGATATGGAAATAAAAGATAATCAACTTACTATCAATATCCCTGATGGAATGAAGATAGATGTAGAGAATAGTGACTTTGAATCTGGTGTAATCAAGTTCAAGAAGAAAGATATTACAATTCAAAACGTGTATGGTTATATACTTAGCATTTTTTCTAAGACAGGGGCTTTGAAAAATAAAACCAAAAAACTTGATGCGATAGATAGTCTCATGAGTATAGCCATGTTCTATAACAAGGATTGGAAGCCTGATTGGAGTATTGATGAGCGTAAATTTTATATTTTATATGATAATAGAGATGAATCTTATACAACAGAGTTTAATACTTCTTATTCCACTAATATGGTATATTTCAAAAACAAAGAAGATGCCCAAGCTGTCATCGACAACCCTAACTTCCGAGAAATCTTGGACTCAATTTTCAAAAACTAAACAATACGATTATGGGAAAAGAAATTAACATAGCGGAAATTCTGAAAGATAAACCGCAAGGAACTAAGTTGTATGATTTGCTGTATAATGTAGATGTAGAGTTAGATACAATCAGTACGACAGATAAAGAAACAGTAGTTTGGTGTACAAATAAGACCGATAATAATACTACTTGCCATCGTGGTTATTCCGAATTTGGTACAGTAAGAGGATGTCCTGATGGTTTACAGATTCTTCTTCCTTCAAAAGAAATGCGTGACTGGCGCAAATTCGATTGGAAGAAAGGTGATGTCTTGGTTAGCAATGATAGTGATAGCCATATAATCTTTAAGGGTTTCTCAAAAGATGATTATACTATATTTGAAGGTAAACACTGGATTAGTGTAAGTAAAAAGAGACATATATCTTGTTTGAATATGCAGAATACACAAAACTATCGTATTGAAGATAACAAAGAAGTTGCTCAGACCTACATCTATACCATCGAGGAACGCTTGGGTGGTAAGTTCAATCGTGAGACCTTGGAAGTAGAGAAACCTCATCCTGAGTTCAAGGATGGGGATATTATTACCATTACGCCTCAAATTGGAAATAATCTTATCTTTATCTTCAGGGCAAAAGATGTCGAAAAGTATTACTGTCATGCTTACCTCGATGGAAACATAGCTATTGTTAATGATGATAGTTATTGTCAAAAATACTTCTGTACAGCTCGTCCATCTACAGAAGAAGAGCAGAAACAACTCTTTGATGCTCTTGCAAAGAAAGGCGAAGCTTGGGATGCTGTGAAGAAACAGATTGTTGATTTAAAGCCAAAGATTGAGCTCAAACCATTTGATAAGGTGTTGGTAAGAAATCGAAATACTCAACGTTGGGATGCAGATTTATTTGGCTTTAAAAGTGATGGCGTTAATTTTTTTTATCACTGTGTGGGTGGTTCTTGGAATTTCTGCATTCCTTACATCGGCAACGAATCATTGTTAGGTACAACTAAAGATGCGGAGAAATAGATATGATAGACCCAAAGGTTATAGAGAAGTTGTCACATCTTGATGATGCAACAATACTTCGACGGTTGCCAGATAGTGAAAGAACCTTCTTTGAGTATGGTTTTCAGCTCGGGTATAATCGGGCTTTGAAGGACTTGTGGCATCCCAACACAGAAGAGCCAGATAAGAGCAAGAGCGATATTATTACCATCGGTTCTTATAACTATATTTTCCTACACGTTAATGAATCCCTTCTTTGGATATAGGAATCTTGGAGACATTCGATTAACAGATGCCAAATCATCAAGTGGGCTTATTTATCTGACATACTACCAAAGAAAGGAGGCAAAGAATAATGACAATAGGAGAATACGCAAGGCTTAATGCCAAAATAACTGTCTTGAAAGAGATAGCTATAGACTATAGCGGAAAGACGATTGATAACGTTATTCAGCAATTAGAATCAATAAGAGAGGAGGTAAGCAATGATCGAGCAGATATTATTGTATATGACAGGTTCGGAAACCCTTTTGAAGCAGATTGCTATGTTTAAAATAAATAGCGTATGAAACAAAAATTATTAAATATCAAGAACAAGTTAGTCGCTTTGTGGTGGTTCTTGACAAGAAAAAACTACTATCTTTTGTCTTACAATGGAAGACAAAGTAAATTTTTGGAAAGCTATAATGTAGTAATTCCAGAGTTCATCGAATGGGTAAGAAAGAGACATGATGTGCCTACAAATCATGAGATAATCATGGATTTGAAAGCTATCGGCAATCTCTGTAGAAGAACAGACATTCTTGCCTATAACGAGATAAAGTCATTGATTGATAAACTTGAAAAGTAAAGAATATGACAAAAGAAGAATTAAAAGCAAAGGTTGCCAAGCAACAAAGCATCATCAATGATGCTAACGATGAGATTTGTTCTTACGTAAATGATTACATCGAAAGTATTCCATACAAGGTAGGCGACAAAGTAAGCTGCCGAAGATGTGATGTATGCTGGATAGCAAGTATTGTTCCTGAGAAATATAGAAACCATTTCACTGGCGATATTGAGGTAAGAATCAATCCTGCAAAGAAAGATGGTACTCGCTCTAATAGAGAGTTCGTACTTTACTATTGGGAATTTGATAGTATCAAGAAGATTAACTAACCATCCTACAAAGGATATAAATAGATAGTAATATATGAGTGAAAAAGTAATCAAATCGTACAAGGCATTCGACAAGAATATGCAATGCCGAGGATTCAAGTATGAAGTTGGAAAAGAGTACGAAATTGACGGAGAAATCAAGTGTTGCGATCGAGGTTTTCATGCTTGCAAGTCTCCGATGGAAGTATGGGACCACTACGATATGCTCAACTCTCGCTTTGCAGAGGTAGAGCAGTCTGGTAAAATTGATGAAGAAGGAAATTCAACAAAGGTTTGCTCTTCGCATATCAAGATTAAGGCTGAGTTGAAGCTGGCAGACATCATTAAGGTCGGTGTCGAGTGGCTGAAAGACATTACCTCACCAACAAAGGTTAAGACAGATATTGCGAAGAATGATAACGGATGTAACTCTGCTCAGATTGGTTCAAGCGGTTACTATGCTAAGATTGGTTCAAGCGGTAACTATGCTCAGATTGGTTCAAGCGGTAACTATGCTCAGATTGGTTCAAGCGGTTACTATGCTAAGATTGGTTCAAGCGGTGACTCTGCTCAGATTGGTTCAAGCGGTAACTCTGCTAAGATTGGTTCAAGCGGTGACTCTGCTCAGATTGGTTCAAGCGGTGACTCTGCTCAGATTGGTTCAAGCGGTTACTATGCTAAGATTGACAGCACAGGGGAAGACTCCGTTATTATGTGTGCTGGAAAAGAATCTAAAGCAAAAGCAAAGGTTGGATCATGGATAACGCTTACAGAATGGGAATGGAATGACAATAAAAAACGAAAAGTTCCATTATGTGTCAAAACAGAGTACGTTGACGGAAATAATATCAAGGCTGATACTTGGTATCAACTCAAAAACGGAGAATTTGTTGAAGTAACAGATTAACTAATTAATATTTAATATAAGTAATATGAAAAAGTTTATTGGTACAAAGGTCATTATGGCAGAGCCTATGACTATGATTGAAGCACAGAAGGTGCTTGGTAGAGAAATTAAGCCAGCAACCGTTGAGGAAGATGGCTATTTGGTAGAGTACAAAGACGGATATAAGTCTTGGTCTCCTAAGAGTGTGTTTGAGGAAGCCTATAAGCCTTTTGAAACTTTCTTAGACAGAATGAAAGTAGATCTTGAAGGTGAACTTGACAAGTTTGATAAGGGTGATACCTTTATTCACTCTGAGAAGTTTAACGAACTTTCTCTTGTTGCAAGAGTTCTTCTTTATGCACAGAACAAGACTCAGAAAATGTACTGTGACTTGTTGGAGAACAGAATTGACACTGCTGATAATAATAACCCATTGTTAAAGAAATTTGACTTCGGCACAGCCATCAAGTTCTTGGAGGCAGGTGGGGCTATCCGCCGTAGTGGTTGGAATGGAAAGGGATTGTTTGTTGTAAAGCAGGTTCCTTCTCACATTACAGGTGACATCATTCCTAAGATGCAGTCACTGCCACAGATTGCTAAGGACATCTTGATGGAGCGTGAGAATCCTCATATCGACTACACAAATCAGATGCTTATCATCAATCCAGATGGCAGAGCAGACTCATGGGTTCCTTCCGTATCTGATGTATTTGCGAAAGACTGGGAAGTTGTAGTTGAGTAACAAATCACCCTCTCCTGGGCAACATGGAGAGGGTAAAAAGAAGAGAATATGAGATTAAGTGATTTTAAAGCAGGAACTATCTTAGTTGATGGTGATGGAAAAGTGTTTATCCACGATGGTTTTGTTAACGCTGATGGATATGGTGTGATAATTGGTGAGGATTCTGACGGAATGATTCAGAAGTCAAATGGTATCGGTAATTGGATGAAAGACTACTTGAGAGAAGCAACTTCACAAGAAGTTCGTAAGTTTTTCGATAAGGTTCGTAAGACGCAGAAAATTATCAATTACTAAGGAGGGTAAAAAGAAGAGAATATGAAAATAGCAATAACATTCACAGACCAAAATCCTGATGGAGGTGCGGTTATAGGTAAGGAAACTTATATTGTTTCTGTAGATGAGAAGTATATACCAGTAAAGGTTATCAATGAGCTTAAAGTATCGTCTTGTAGAGATGTAGAAATTACTATTGTAAAGAATTAAGGAGGATAAGCAATGAGTAAAGAAAAAGCTATTGAGCAAATCAGGAGGTTAAACATAGTTTATTTTTGGTGAAGAGTATGTTGTATATTAGATATGAAGATACTCTTGTAGAGAAAATGGACTTAAATATTAAAAAATGTGATAAAGCACTTAAAGAACTGGAGGATTGATTATGACAAGAGAAGAAGCAAAACAGCTATTGCCTATTATCCAGTCATTTGCAGAAGGAGAAATAATTGAGTGTAGAACCAAGCCAGGCACTATAAGCGCAGGCATTCCGAATAAATGGACTGAAATAAAAGAAATTGGTTTTTGGAATGGTATTGAGTATCGAATCAAGCCAGATCCAAAGTATCGCCCATTCAAGGACGCAGAAGAGTGCTGGAAGGAGATGCAAAAACATCAACCTTTTGGATGGTTGAAAGATAAGAATGGTGGACATCGCACCTTAATCACTGTTGTAGACAATGAAGACATGATGGCATTAAATGGAATAACAGGTTGGGACTTTTTGAGCATTATGAATATGTATGTTTTTGCTGACGGAACACCATTTGGTGTCAAAATAGAGAAGGAGGAATAATTATGATAGGAGATATAATATTGTTCGTGAAGAAATGGTTGAAGCAAAATATCACTTGCCGCCATGAATATGTCCACAAAGAATTAGGTAGAATTAATTTTGACGAGTGCCGAAAGTGTGGAAGAATAAAAAATTACATAGGTTAAAATCAAAGATGAATAGTTATGGATAAAAAAGTTAAAGAAGCTTTGGGTTGCGCAAGCTACCTTACTTATCACTGGATGCAGTACTCTTTTGAGCAGCTTGAAAAAGAAATGGTCAGAGTATGCAGGTTGTGCAATAGGGCGTTAGGTATTCCTAAAGATGATAGCATTACAGACTTCGAGCGAGGCCAGTGGTCGGTCATTCAGAACGTCATTGGCTATGCAGAAAACTATACCTTGGCAGCAGAACTTTGCCGAGAAGCTGGTATCGGTTACAAGAAGATAAAGGCTCTACAGAAGGATTGCGGTTACTCCTATAAGGAAGAAGTTAATAACTTCTTAAAGGAAAGTCGTAATAGTGGAACTTATTTAAAATTGGAGGAATAGTTATGGAAATTAATGAAAAAATAAATGAAATAATTCAACAAGCAAAAGAAGAAGGAGCTTATAAGGAAGATTTTGACGCATTTGAACAAGCGATATATGACCAAGGTTTTCATAATGCAATTTATTTCATGCTGTGGAATCCAAGCGAGCGAAGTTGTTCTAATTGTCAGTATCAGCACAGTAGAGAGTTATGTGTGGAAGAGTACTGCGTGGAAAAATACTGGAGTCCAAAATTGGAGGAATAGTTATGGCATTGGTAGCAGTTAATAGGTATGGTGACGAATACATCTATGAAGCAATGCCAGAACGATTTTATTGTGTATGGGCGCCAACATTTTGTGAATACGAAAATAGAGTGTACGAATACATAGAACTTCCAAAAGGCAGCATTAAGAAGCTCATCGGAAGAGAAGTGACTTGGAATGATTCCCCTGTAGAACTTAAATAATTATAGCTTATGAAAAGTATATTCTCTATGTTTGCTTATTGGGATAGAGTACATCAATTCCAAGACTTACATATCAAAGTGGAAAGAAATTTGGCTTGGAGAAGAAAGTATCTTCATGTTCGTAATAGTAATAAACAATTAATCTTTTAGTGTATGAAAGAAGAAACAAGAAAAGTAGTAGTTCTTGATTTGGAGGACAAAATTAAGCTACAACAAGTTATCAAGGATTTGGAAGAAATTGCTGATACCTATCAAAGCCCCTGCAAGCAGCTTACTGGCATCAACAATACACTTTACTATCTCAAAACGATTGAGGAGAAAATTAATTATCGTATGGATAAAAGCCTATGAAAATAGAAATCACAAAAGTCACCGACTGGCAGCGTGTTGTAGATGCCGCTCGGTTTACGCAAGGCAAGAAATCGTTAGGACATGAGCCAAGCGATGAGTTTAAGAAACAGATGATCCTCAGTGAGCATTCTCCGCTCAGAGAATTGGAGTTTGATATTAAAATGTATGGCATACCATACTGGGTGAGCAACCACTTTGTTCGCCACGTTCATGCTCAGCCATTCGTTTCTACATCAAGACCAGATATTACTGGTTCCATGGTATCTCGCCACGATATGCGGCAGGATGATTTGGTCAACTTACAACTATCTCTCAACGCCCAGGAGATTATCAATATCTCGAAGCTGAGACTATGCAATAAGGCATCCAAGGAAACAAGAGAGATATGGTATAAGGTGATTGACGAGTTGGCTATAATAGAGCCTTATCTTGCATCCGCTTGTGTTCCTCAATGCGTTTACAGAGGATTCTGCACTGAGCCAAAGTCATGTGGCAGAACTGAGACAAACTTTTTCTCCTTTACAAGAAAGCACTATAAAAAACTTGAATTATACGAAACAAAATGAAATATCCAAAATATAATATCAACGAATATGTTGGTGGCCACTTCGAGTACACCACTCCATGCCCATTCGGTATTCAAGGTAGATACACCAATGAGGCCCTGATGGTTGGCAGCCTTGCTTGCCAGCGATGTGAATACTATCGTGGCATCAACACAGAAGATTGCATCGTATCTTGCGCTATAGAATAGTGCAGCCTGTCTGCATTCATCATAACAATCAATCTAATTTAATATGAATACAAAGAAAATCTCAATTATCCAGCGTATCAAGGAGAAGTTCCTTGGCAAACAGTTCTTTATTGCGGTAATCGCAAACAAGGGAACAAGTTCTTACTTCGTCAACTCTACCATCTATCGCTCTGAAAAGGAAGTGGAGGCTTATAAGAAGTATATCACCACAGACGAGCGCATGAAACAGAGCTTCGATTTCGTAGGCTACTACTCTTTCCGTTCCAAATTCGACTTCCGTATTCCTCTTAGCGGAAAGCCTGTTTCGCTTGAAGAGGCGAAGGAGCTGGCCAACAAGTAGTGCCTGATATAAAGTTAACGGATAATAAATATCTTATCAATTTACTTATTATATTTGCGCTATGAAATTCAAGCATTTAATAGTCAAAATCTTAGGGTTCAGGTATCACAACTGCTTTGTGATACTGGACGAAAGAGCAAACTCTGTCACGCTCTCTAAGGGCGTATACAGGCATATCATACAGAAGGAGCGTACAGATCACTCCGTCTTCGTGTTCAGATTATCAGACAGAGGAACATACGGATTCTGTATGCGTGATGACTGGGAAGAACTTTGCAAGGCGAACACCGCATTCACTCAGCTTCAATTCAATCAGGAGCATAAGAAGGTTGGATTCCGAAGTGACCGCCCTTCCGTCACCGCCATCCTTGACGAGTACAATCTTCCGCTCAACAGAATGGTTCGCCTTACTTGCATCCCACGCAAGTCACAAAAAGGTGAGCCATACTACGAAATCATGCGACCAAACTTAAATTCAAGCACATGGCGACAAGACAAGAAGTAATATTCAAAGGACTCACCAACTCTCCATCCGACTATAATTGTCAGGATGGCGAGTTGGCAACCTGCCTCAACCTCATCAATGAGGATGGGGCACTCCACCCTATCCACCAGCCTGTAGTGGCCGAGCAGAACATCACGCTGAATGCAGGAGATACCATTGAATTGGTACATAAGGTAACACACGATGGAACGATTCACTCCCACTACATCATCCGTAAATCAGATGATACTTGGTTATGGATGGAGAAAGGTGGAGACGGAACCAAGAACACCATCGACTTGAAAAGATTCCACGCCAATGCCGTAACAGCAGTAGGCAATATCTTATCATTTATTGGGGAAAGTAAGATATTATATAGCTATTGGGATAATGGGGTTTATCGTGTTGTCGATTTTACGGAGGTAACTTACGATGCAAAACTAACACGCACCTCATTTAAAATGAGCGTAGATAGTTGGGTTAAAGATAACACAATCACCGAACAAGGATATACTCTTCCTTTAGAGGATTTTAATACTTATGGATTTCCTGAGGAACTGGGAGAAAAAGTGACCACTATACTTTTCGCTAGTCAGGATGCCTATGTAAACAAATACATGGACTCTTATTCATTCAAATACATACAATTTGCTATCCTTGCAATCCAACTATATGATGGCTCATACATACAAATTGGCAACCCATTTATACTTGCCCCAAAAGAGAAAATAGAAGATAGCATAGGATTTAGATGGTCTTATACAGATGGTGGAATAACAAGTGGAAATCTTAATCTTACTTATGAAGCAGGTAATATATATGCTACATATAAAGGTCAAGAAATAGATAACTACGAACTATCCGTAAAGATTAAAAATATTGACGAATACAAGACCTTGATAAAAGGGGTTGACATATTTATTTCTAACACTTTGTTTCCTTATAATACAAATGGTAACATCCTTGCTAAAGAAAATTATTTCTATTTCCGCAATGATAAAGGACACGTGAGAATATCCGATTATTCGTATATAAATGATAGATTTCAACATGGTATTAGAAACTATCATTACCAACCATATACAGAAGAAGAGATTTACGAGAAAATCGACAATTTGTCATTTTACAAGAGTACAAGTTTCTCTTTCGATAACGTCAAGGATGGTGTTTCAAAAAAGCTCAAAAGAGTTTTAGGCACAGAAGAAAGTTTGCCTTTGGCAGACCTTCAACGAGAATCGTATGGTGCAATGTGTGCTATAACATATAACAACAGATTGCATCTTGGAAATGTTATGTCTTCCATCACCACTCGATGCAATAATGGTAATGGATATTATTCTCCAGTTGCGCCAAACAAGAGCCTTAAAGAGGATAGTGATCAGTTCTTATATAGATACGAACCTAAGGGGCAGTTCAATGGAAACTACATAGACAACTTCGGAACAGGACAAGATGGTAGTAACTGCATAGATAAGATATGCCAAGTTGTTTCCAAAGTACATCTCAAAATAAACAATAAGGACGAAGTTTTTTCTTATTACGATGAACTTCATTACCCTCTACCGCCTATTCTTTCTTTCCCTTCAAATAAGGCGAAAATAATTGATTTACTTATAAGAATCCCAGAGAGAAGTACTTACTCTTGTTATAAAAAGTCATTCAGCTTATACGAGAGCGAGACATTTGGTTTTAACTATGCTGTAAATTATTCTAATGGAACATTCTGCCCTATCCAAGCTAACAATGTTACCATGAACTACGAGAGTTGGACGGTTACTATATCGCAAGACCCATCGTGGAAGAAAATTTCAGAAGAAGAGTTCAATAAAGAGAAAGCGAACATCAAAGAATCCACTATAAATGGCAGCAAGACATCATCATTAGTCAAGGTCAGCGAAGCTGAGAATCCTCTAATTTTCCCTGCTAAGAATAGCGTTCAGGTAGGTTCATCTATCATAAATGCACTTGCCGCTAACACCCGACCAATCAGCGAAGGGCAGTTCGGTGAAGCTCCACTCTACGCTTTTACAGATGAAGGAGTATGGGTGTTGATGCTGGGCGAAGAAGGAACCTATGTGGCTCGTCAGCCAGCCAATAGAGATATTTGCTCCAACCCTAAAAGCATTTTGCAGATAGATGATGCTGTCCTCTATCCTACCGAAAGAGGCATCATGATGCAGCAGGGAAGAGAGTCTGTATGTATAACAGACGCACTGGATGATTATCCTTTCGATTTTCTATCCATTTATTCTCATTCAACAAAGGATAAGACATATCCGAATAAACTCCTTGCGAAAGGTAGTATTCCTGAGTCAGATGTGAAGTACGTCCGTTTTCGTAAGTATCTCGAAAATGCAGATATGATTTACGACTATTACGATAGCCGCATCATCGTATTCAATCCGTACTACACTTATGCTTACGTCTACTCTTTGAAGAGCAAGATGTGGAGTACCATGCACAATTTCTTCAACAAGAGAGTGAATATATATCCTGAGTCATACGCTACAGACAAAGCAGGAAAAATCCTTGATGTGTACGTGAAGGAACCAACGGAAAGTGTTCCGTTCTTTCTTTGCAGCCGTCCTTTAACGCTTGGACAAGAGGTCTATAAGACTATGTTCGATTGCATCGCAAGAGGATATTTCAGCAGCATCCAGGCAGGAAAATGCGGAATGGTTCTGTTCGGGAGCAACGACCTTGTTAATTGGTATTACATTAGTTCTTCTGTTGATATATATCTCAGAAGCCTTGTAGGTTCTCCGTACAAATATTTCAGGATTGCGCTAATTGGAAAACTTGCCCCCAACGAATCTATAAGCGGTTTGTCAACTGCGTTTCAGGAGAGATTGCAGAATAAACTTAGATAAGTAATTTTCTTTTTCACTATGTTTATAGATAAAGGGTAGCAGTCCGTGATGGATAGCTACCCTTGCTTTATCTTAAGCAAAAATCTTAAAATGGATGCAAAGCAATTCTTGCCCTGCCAGCCGACCTGTTGCTTGCGCTCTTGATCTTCTGCTTCTTCTCCTCTGCAAGTGCCAGGAACCTATCAGCACCGTCAGGATAAACAATCGTCAACCACTCATATAAGCATTGGTTCACAATGTAATCATGAATATATACCGTCATGGTATGCACACTTGTCTTCGAGAAACCTTGTGGCATCCTCATAGCCAAGTAATAGGCTTCCTCTTCATTAGTAGGCGAACCAATACAATCTTCCCACTCATTAGAATCGAAGCCGCCACCAAGCATTTCCATCTTGGTATATCTGAAAAGCATTTCGTTGCAGTCTTCTACTGCTGAATCAAGAATCCTTGCCAATTTATCTCTGTTGCCATCCTCTCCCACATCATAGATGTTGTGGATAGAATGGGAATCCTCTACAGAACTGGAAATGGAATCTGCATAAACTGCAGCCGTATTCTTGATGTCAAAAACCAACTCCTTCTTCTGAAGCTCTATCATCACCTTGTACCCAAGGTTGCATACTCTGCATTCTTTCATGATGACCTCCTTCCTTATTCGTTGGGAGCTGTCCTGCTGGGTCTCTCACGTCTGTTAAAGGTCTCATGCAGATTCTTGATAGCAGCTATCGACAGTTCTGAATAAGCCTTTGTCTCGTTAGGATTGGTAATGATAAACCAGTCCATCAAGGCCTTGTTGATAATGTAGTCATGGATGGAACTGGTAAGAGCATCCTTCAAGGCGAGTGGATAGTTTGATGGAAGGGAGAGGTTGATGGTGATATTGGTATCACCACTTATCAACTCGTTAGACGCAGTAGTACCTGTGTCTGTTTTTACTGACTCACTCAACTCAACAAGCAGTTGGCTGTACGCATTCTGAATGCTACGCAATGCCTGGTTCTTGTCTTCGTCATCATCGCTCGCCTGGATATTACTTGCCGCCTCTGCATCCATACTGGCAGCTCTTCTACTGCGTCCTGTAAGGAACGCCTTATTCTGAAAGTCGTAAATGAGTTCACTCATATACAACGTTATCGTTAAACTCTTTCTTGCCATACTATGATATTTTTGTTCGTGTCGGTTTCTTTTTATAGAACGCTTTATCCTTAATGTCGAGCAATAATGCAGAAGCGTTATCTGCATACTCCTTTGCCTTTTCGTTTGCGGCTATCTCGCACCATTTTCCGATAATGCTGTTTACCAAGAACGAGTTGGCTGACGAATTGGTGGAATCGAGTAGGTTGCCATCAAATCTGCTGGGCATCTCAAGTTCCCAGTTGATGGTCCCGTCTACTCCTGAGCCTCCTGAGATAAATCGTTTCAGAACATTTCTTAGCGCATCCAACGACTCGTTGAAGAACCGCTCTATCATTGACAAGTCTGCTTCCGTCACGAATATCTGATCAAAAGCCGATTTGCCATCCTCTACGGTTGCCTTCTTACCTATGTAGGCAGTGGTCTTCGCCACCTCTTCATAGATGTCATTTTTCTTAATTGTCAGTGTGAAATCTGCCATTCTTTATCTTTTTATAGAGTTTATAACCTAATACGATAAGCAGCATGCAGAGTGCGCCAAATGACCACACTGCATACTTCAACTGAAACTGCTCCCACTTGGATAACTCCTTCTCTACAGGATAGGGCACCGGGATAGAATCTCTTTTCAAGAAGGAATCTACCTTAACCATATACACATTCTTGAAGATAGTTTTCTCATGCCATCGGTCAAGATAACACGTATCTCCCTTTTGCCTGAGATATATAGAATCACGCACGAAAACGCTGTCAGAAGTATGAAGCGTATCGTGCTTTATCGCATTCTGATATACAATTTTTTCTATCGGAATGTACTTCGTTCTGCATCCCGACAGAAACACCACCAGTAAAAGGACAATCACGTATGGTGATACTTGCCAATCATACCACTTTTTCTTCATAGGCTAAACTTTGAAAACATTCTTTGCTCTTGCAAGGAACTTTCTTCTTGATTCCAGTCCGTTTGTCCCTCCATTGATAGTTTTTGTGATAGCCACAATACAATCGCTGTCGGCCAGTTTGTTCAGGCCGTGTTTCCACCACCACCACATCGCACTCTTGGTTGCTAACAGGGGAAGCTCTAACAGCTTGGGGTTTTCCATAATATCATCTGAGCAATATTTGCTGTTCTGAAAAGCCTGATAGTTGGCTCTGCCAGTGATCTGAATCAATCCTCTACCACGATACTTGTAACCGTCTCCATCTTTCAGGTTCCCGAGCATGTTCTTCAACTTCCCGACATCATACTTGTGAAAGTAGTTTTTGTTGCCGAGTTCCTTGGTGTATCTCAGTTCTCCACTCTCATGTGCTATCTGAGCTAAGAAGTGGGCCATTCGCTGGGCAGTATCAATATGAAAAACCTCTGCATAACCATTGATGTAGGGAAGAAAATCATCCACCCTGTCCTTGGCATTCGGCATGATAGCCAAAACCTGTTCTCTTGTTACCTTCATTACTTACCCTCCTTCACTTGTTTTATCATACTTGCAAGTTCACCTTTTACTTTGCTCTCAAAGTTGCCCAACTTGGTCTTGAAATAAACGTTTACTCCGAATATCGCTCCTGAGTAAACCAGTGTTTGGCTGACGTACCACAGCACGCCTTCCGAAACTACATAATTGTTGAGAAAGAATGATAGGAATGTGAGCACAACACCGCTCGTAATCATTCCTATAGCTGCACCATATTGCAATCCTTCACGTACATTTGGAGTCATAACTTATATTTTATAAAATATTAATAATACGCAAAGATAAGTTATGTCTTCCAATTCATTATCTTATCCGTTAATGTTGTGCCATATTTTGCTCGTTGGGTACAGATTGTCAGGGTATTGGAGGTATTCTATTGCCATAAACACCACCATTTCTTTCAGCTCCTCTGCATCGCTCAATTTGCATGGGAGACACTTACCGATAGCCTTGGCTATACTCAACATCTGTTCAGGAGTCATATCCTGCTGATACTTTTCAACAAACTCTACGAAATTCATACATGTAAAATTTAAAAGTTTATGATGCTGCAAAGATAGGAATATCTTTAACAAATCACCATAAACTCATAAATATCTCTGTATATATCTGATTGTCAGACAAATACAGTTACGATAAAAACACCTCCTTTCTTTATTCGTCCTTAAATCTAGTTCGTTTCTCTTTGCCCCTCGCCCAGATGTCGTTCTTCTTTCGTTTCGACACCTTGCCGAATACATCATTCTCGTAAAGTTCGGGCTTAGTTTCCCTGCCTTGGGTCTCCGTAGCTATTCCGTTATTGGGATTGCTGCCTTGGCTGGTATCGGAGTTTCCGTTGCCATACCATTCATTGTCGCTTGGTTTGTCTGCTATCATACTATTATCTGTTTAATAAATAACTGAATTAAGCTGCAAGTGGTGGGGTCTGTCCGTCAGGACTCACTCCCTGTCCGCTCATCATCTGCTGTAGCATCGCCTGTGCCTTAGGATTGCTCTGTGATACCTGAGCCACTTGTGCTTGCAACTGAGGAGAGAATCCTTGTGGAGTCTCGCCTTTCTGAATGGCTTGCTGATTGGATATAACCGATTGCAACAGCTCCTCACCAAATGGGAAGTCTCCTACTTGCAACAACTGCTCCAGCGTGATAGCCTGATTTTGCCACAATGTCATAAGGAACTCGTTGGCCATCTGTCTATATACTGGTGTAGCCGTGCTTTCTGTGATATTGATATCGAACTCTACGTCTCGTATTTTCTTAGGATCGTAGCGCACTATCTGCCCTGCCCTGCCAACGATATTGAAGTTGCGAGCCACGTCATAGTACTGCTGCATGTTCTTCACTGTCTTGTACGCACCGTCAATGACAAACTGGCTGAAACTTTCCAATATATCAAGCAGAGACATGGTAGCATTCTGCGTCTGCTGGGCATAGAGCGAACCGCTCGTTCCAGATACTCCTGGCTTTCCTTGCAGAGCACCATTTACACCCGATATATCCTCAAAGAACTTCAACTGATAGCTTAGTAAGTCACCTATGCCTATGTTTGTAGAGTTGTTAGCCACTTGCTGAGGAACATGGCCGCTCGCGTTTGGCTTGTATCTCACAACGCCATTAAACCTACTCCACTCATCGCAGAAATCATCCCAACTCATATCGTCAGGTAGACAATCATCAGGACAGAGCAGCACACCCTTGGCACTCGACCTCATAATGAAGTCGTACATCGTGATAAGTCGGTTTACGTATCTCTGCTGGTCAATCACATCTTCCACGAAGCTGTGAATCTCTCCGTCAATGAATGGATAGAATTTAAAGCAGTAGGGATGCTCGCCATGTGCATAAGGGGTCTCGCCCTCTCTCAGTATATCACCGAATGGGGAAAGGTAATAGAAATGCCAGTAATCGTCAATGAACCACTCTGCGTCAATCAGAGGAATATCCTCCTCCTGCATGCCAGCGGCCAGACCTCTACGCAATCTATCTCTATTCTCGGCATCTACAATGTCGGCCTTGTCTTCAATGTCTATCTTGAAATCGTCGCCATTGTTGTAGTCGTGACATCGGTATCTGGGCTTGCTTTCCTTGCGCCAAACTTCAATCACTCGACAAAGAGATGGGTTTGCAGGATTCATAAAGTCGATAGTCTTTGGGTCGAACTCTCCGAATCGCTGGGTGCAGTCTGCAATCACGAAGTCTCTGTTTGCAGCAAGTCTGTAAATCTCCTTCAACTTATGGGCTTCAGCAGGAGATTTGGCAAACTCTCTCAGCACATTGCCGATGGTGATGTCGTGTACCTCGCCCAAACAGCTTACGTCCCATCCACGGAAATCCCTCATATTGTTGTCTATGAAGAAATTGTTTGGGTTCACGTAGTCCGTCCAGCAATCCAACCTACCTCTTCTCCATCCGTATTTTTTCTTATAGATAGCGGCACCGCTTATCAGGAACTCTTCCATGGTTCTGGCATCCAGTTCCGACTCTCTGTTCAGTTGTCGGTTACATTGCAGCACCACGCTCATGGTCTCACCATATCGCTTCTCGTCCTTATCTCTTGCGTTACAGGTTGGCTCCTTGCTCTGTGAGCGATATACTCCCAGCACGTTTTTCACCAATCTTCTGATAAGGTTACTCTTCAACGGCTCACTGCCCTGTTCACGGATATAGTCTTCCTCCTTGATACGTTTTTTGAAGCCACACTTGTTTTTGAACGTAATGGTATCGCCCCACTGGTCCCCATAGCAGTATCGCTTGTTTCTCAGTCTTCGCTTTCGGAAGTTATCCATGTTGTTATAGTATCGTTGGGCCTCCAGCAAGATAGAGAAGGCACGCTCGTATGGCTTGTCAAATCGGTTCTTGGATGCTTTCACACTATCCAATTCTTCCTTGTCAAGCACCCTGCTCAATGATAGCAGTTTTGTTTCTTCTTTCTTCTTTGCCATAATTTATGATGTCGTAGGTTCAACAATATGCGCCAGTTTTCTGGCCACTCCGAGGAATCCGCTTGCGGTGTCGGTATCGCCAAGACTGATGCAAGTAAGATAGCCAGCCATATATATGATGGAGTCCTTCAATGTTTCGGGCAAATCGATATTGCCTTCACTGATAGAAGGCATACCGACATAGGTGAGCGACACGGTGGCGGTATTGCTCTTGCTTGTGAATAGCTCCAAGAGTCGCTCGCCACTTCTATGGACGAGTGCAGCAACAGGTCGCTCTGGGTTTCCTCTTACTCCGAATCGGCTACACTGAATCTTGTAGGCATCATCCTCCTCCGTGATGACCTCTGCCGAGCGGTTCCAGTCACTGGCCTTCACGTTAAGGAGTCTGATCATGTCGGAAGGTAGATGGATGGTTCCTACATAAGCACCATTCGATTCTGCCCAAGATGTATTCAGCCCATTGTAGTCCTTTCCGTCCAGCATGAAGGCAGGAGCATCCATCAATATAATTCTTGCTGCATCTACTATCTTACTCTGAATCAACTCGCCCTGTGATAGCGTATCGGTATCGCCAGGAGTCAGCAGTCCAGCGGACTCTTGGTTCCTGTCCAGAAGTACCTTTACTTCTTTCACCAGTTCAGATACAGCATACATTCTCATTACTCCAACCCTTCTAATTCAACACCCTTTTCCTTTGCGATGGCCAAGATGTCTTCCTTGGTCTTCATCTTTGAACGGCTCACGCCAAAGGTCTCGGCCAAATAGTCCTTGGCATCCTCAACGTCTGTCACTACGTGGGTCTTCTTCTCGTCAGCCACTTTCTTCTTTGCCTTGGCAGCGGCCTTCTTCTTAGCCTCCGCAGCTTCCTTCTTCTCGTCAACACTCTCTGCCAAGAAGAACTTGTCTTTGTACCAATAGTGTGACTCAATAGCATTCTGTACCTTTGGGTCTCTTGTCATATAGACACTACAGCCCATGGTCTTGCCATCGAAAACAATACGCATTCTCTCATCTCCTACCATGACGCTAAATGCTAAATCTGTACCTGCTTGATATTTCTTAAACATGATTATATCTTATTATATATGTGTTACTAAAAAAGGGATGGGGCAAGTGCCCACACCCCTCACTATTTAATGACTGTCTATAAATCTACTTGCTTTTATTCACTGGCTCCATGGCTCTCGCCAGTGTTAGATGTACCTCCTGATGCAGGAACCGCAGCAAGGCGCATACGAGCGTGTGCCTTAGGGTACTTCAAGTAGAGACAGGCAACCTCTTGAATGACTACGGCATCGGTGTTGCGAATACCTGCCTTCTTCAAGTCGAGTACGTTACGAGCCCAAGACAGGTGTACTCGCTTAACCAAGAACTCTGGGTCAAGAGCAAAGCCGCAGTCGCTCATATCAAATAGGTCGAACAGCTCTGAGTGAATCATCAGCACCTCTCCGAAGTCGGTCTCCCAACTCTTGAACTTCAGGTCCCAAACCTCTACGGTGTCTTTCAGACGGAACTTGTCAGAATCAATCTTGCTGAATGCACTCACGAAGTCTGAACCAGCGATAATCACCTTGCGCTTGTTACCAATACCTGTACCCACAAACAAGTCCTTGGAAATATCAACCAACTCCAAGTCGGTAATCACTCGCTCGTTCTTGTTGTAGCCCTTCTTCACGTCATCGGCTGTAGCAACATGGCCTACCTCGATGTCCTTGCCAGCCATCCACCAGATACCCTTGGTAAACCACTGAGCTGAGTTGTTCTTTGTGGTATGTTTGATACAGCCCATATCACCAAAGAGATAAGTACCCTCCATGGCAAGACGCATATCGTAGATGCTGTCCTCCTCGATGTCTGAGAAGTCCCAATCCACCCGCTTAGCGGCAATCTTATTGAAGGTACTCTCCTCAATCTGAATCATGAAATTCTGGCAGTACTGAATCTCAGATGCAGGTAGGTTGTTGAATCGACCTGTCTGTACGTCCAACTCACCGCAACTCTTCGCCATACGGATGAGCTTCTGTCCCTTCTGCAAGACTGGAATACCAATAGGCTGCTTATTAACCAAATTACCATTTACTGCATACACGATAGGATAACCCTCATTATCCTTACCGCACACACAGAGTTCCAAATCAGGGGTAGGTTCATCGGTAAGGCTTGTGTAAGCCTGATTTTTGTAGTTGGTAATCGCCTTCACACCTACCACTCGGATGGTATCATCCAGTGTAAACATTTCTGGGTCTTCCACTTTCAACACCATAGAGGTGCCTGTACTCTCTACGGTTGTTTCCTTCACGGTGGTCTTGATAGGACGTGTACCGATACTCCAGTATTCTACTACAAACGAACTGGCTGACTTGGTTGTCGCATAACGTGAAATCTGATCCACAGGAGTGGCCATCGGACGAATCTTGGTAATCTTGTCGTTGATGTCGTTCTCGTAGAACTCAGTGCCTTTCTCATTTAAGTTTTCACGGCCATGAGTCTCGCTCGCAATACCTTCACTCTGACGTCCAGCACCACCATTGCCAGCTTCTTGGGCAGCAGTAGCACCGCCAGCCTCAGAGGCATGTCCACCCTCGGTCGTACCGCCATCAGGCAGAGCAGCCTCGGCCATGATAACCTGACCATTCACACCAAAAATAACCGCCATAACCATCAGAAAAATGGAAAGCAGCCGATTAAATGTACTTTTCTTCATTGTTATTCTGAATATTAATTAAACATTAAATTGTCTTTTTATCTTATCGAATCATCGAATACGTGTTCTTTTCTCGTGCCCACGCTGCCAAATGTTTCCTCTGCGTGATGCCCTATCAAGCGCACCAAGGTCTGGCTGGTTGTCCGTTGGCTTGGTATCTGCATTGGCAGAATCAAGTTCGGCAGTTCCATCTCCCTTCTTGCGAAGCTCCAAGTTCTTGACGTACTTACTGTTCTTGCCACGAACCTCGCCTTCGTGAGCGGCATCGGCTACATCGGTATCGTGGTTCTTTGCTTTGATGAATGCGGTAATCATCTCCTCTGTAAACTTGCCTGTCACAACATTGCGCATAGTCTGAAAACATTGGTCGATAGCTTCGTTAACCGCTTCCTCGCCATACTTCTCTTCCAGTTTGTTGAATACTTCATAGCTGGATGGCATGTTCTTGTCGTACTCCTCCTGCAACTTCTTGCCGTTGGCGGCATTCTTCAGGAACTCCGACTGAGCCGCCGCAATCTCATCCGCATTGTCTGGGTCTGAATAGTAGTCTATGGCATCTTCGCCATGCGTGCGAATCAACTCTGCGTAAGGACTCTTGCCTGCCTTCATTGCTTGAAGGAAGGCGGCTGCCTCTGGGTCGCTGCCAAGCCACTCGCCCATCGCCTTCTCGTTGTCCTTGTAACCCTGCAAGGCCTTCTGGTCGGCATCGTAATCGTCATTGATAGCTCCGTAGATAGACTCATCGTCTGAAAACTCGGTGTCAGGATGCCTAACCTTCAAACGCTCCAAAGCCAAGTCTCTCTTGGTCTTGGTGTCTTGCTGTTTAGCAGCACCAGCATTCTGCTCTGTATTTACATTTTCGTTCATATATATATGTATAAATTTATAAATCAACGTCCAAAAGTAACGCTTTTCAACTTATTATTAATCTTATCCGTTAACTATGCTTAATCATATCCGATTAATTTGGTTATTTCAATATATTTTTGTATATTTGCATCATAAGTACATGAAACATAAAGGCTCACGATGTGACTTTACTAAGGAACGTGATGCTGACATATTGAGGGCTTACAAGGAAGTTATATCGGTAAGAGACAATATCGGCCTCTTGGAGATTGAGCGAAGACTGTTGCAATCTCCGAGCAAACGTTTTTGGGTTTCAGTAGATCGGGCATACAACGTTATTCTAAATATGCTCAACGGTAAGTCCATCAGTAATATGAACTCTCAAAAAAGAGAGATGTTTCAGGAGATTTTCCGTAGATACAAGATTTATTCAAAGGAGCATCCTTCTCTCACAAAGATGGATGTAATATGGCATGTGTGTAATCAGGAAGCACCGAGTTTCTATCTCACTCCTAAATCTATGCACGTCATACTTCATCGTGTGAGGAAGGAGGAGAAGAAGAGATGCTACGAACTTCGACAGAGAAAATTGCACTTTATACAGGGTACGTTATAATATCATGTATCACACTCATAGGATATGAAGGCATGGGTCTCTTTGATGGTTGTTCTATTCAGAACCGACTAAGCTACCCTTTCTACCATCAGAACATCTTTCATGCAGCCGTCAACCTTTACGTATTTCACCAATGTTACCGAGCCATCCCTTGTGGCATCGGCCACATGATTGCATTCTATCTCATTGCCGTAAGCTATCCTTTTGCATCATCCGCACCAATCATCGGTCTAAGCGGCTTTATCTATGCTTACATGGGCTTTATCGCCCCATACGTGGAGAATAAGGTAAGATACAATCTAACCATTCTCCTATATATCTGTGTTGGGATCTTCTTCCCTTGCATGGCAGTTGGAGTCCACATCTATTGCTATGTACTTGGTCTGTTGTGGGGTTATCTTAATGCACCGCTATGTCAAGACAAGTAACCTCCAAACTGACTGATGCACTCGACAAGCATGTGCTTGGCATCCTGAAAGAGAACGAGAAACGCATCAAGATAATCAACACACCATTCAATCCTATCAAGGGTGAAGGGTGTGGAGATAAGCGATTCCTACTTTTCCTTCCTGACTTCCCGATTCAAAAACAACAGCTTCCTGTCTCGATGAAGAAGATTCCGATCGTTAAGATGCTCATCGAGTTCGGTAGCTGCAAGGCGGTAATTGAGGAACTGCACAAGGATATAGACGAGCCGTACAACATAGAGGAAGAAATGGAGCAACTGGTGGAGCAGTTTACTCGCATCAGGATGAAACACGATCCTTTCTTCTTCTTTGCCACGTTCATCTATATCAAACCAAAGGGTGGAGGTCTTCCATTCCGTTTTGTACTCAGAAGACCGCAGCGAAGATTGCTCAGATGGCTTGAGGAACGAAGAAAGAAGAATCGACCTATCCGTCTTATCCTGCTGAAAGCAAGACAATGGGGCGGCTCTACGGTTATTCAGATGTACTTCCTCTGGCTGCAACTTATGTGGCAGAAGGGTCTCAACTCGCTCATCGTGGCTCAGGTCAAGGACACGGCAGAAACCATCCGAGGTATGTTCGAGGAAGCTCTGAAAAACTTCCCTACCAAGTTCCTCTACGATATGGGTGAAGCGTTCTCTGAGAACGAGCCGAAGTTTGTAGGTGTGGGAACATCGGGTAATGTCAAGAAGGTTCCTCAGCGATTCTGCAAGATTAAGGTGGGTTCTATGGAACGACCGCTGTCTGCCAATGGTGAAGACTACAACTTGGTTCATCTTTCCGAGGTGGGTTTGTGGAAAAAGACAGATGGTAAGTCTCCTGAGGAGGTGGTGCAGAATGCTACCAATGGTATCCTATACCGACCATACACGATGATTGCCTACGAATCCACCGCCAATGGTACTGGCAACTTCTTCCACAAGGAATGGCTTGCTGCGGTAAAGGGTGAGTCTCAGTTTGAACCTTTCTTCGTTCCTTGGTACGAGATATACGATATGTATCATCTTGAATTTGAGAGCAAGAAACAGAAGACGGAGTTTGCCAAATGTCTATACGAGAACCGCAATAATACCAACACGATGTCCGACCGAGAAGAGCCAGGCACCTATCTTTGGAAACTATGGAATCTTGGTGCTCCACTCGAAGCCATCAACTGGTATATTGCCGAGCGCAAGAAGTTCACCGACCATGCCGATATGGCTGCTGGCTACCCTACTGATGATATTGAGGCTTTCAAGCATTCAGGAGCCAAGGTGTTTGCCGAAGACAAGGTTGACAAGTTCCGCAAGGGTTGCCGTGCGCCTAAGTTCATCGGTGATGTTTATGGTGACGGATATAAGGGCAAGAAGTGTATGCAGAATGTCCGATTCTGTGAAGACAAGCAGGGTCAGTTGTGGATATGGAGCAAACCTGAGACCTTTGATGATTGCAAGGTTATCAACCGCTATCTGGTCGTAGTGGATATTGGCGGACGTAGCAAGAATGCCGACTGGTCTGTTATCTGTGTCTTCGACCGCTATTGGATGATGGAAGGTGGAAAGCCGTATGTGGTAGCGCAATGGTATGGTCACATTGATATGGACTTACTGGCGTGGAAGGCGGCTCAGATAGCCAAATACTACAACAATGCTCTATTGGTCATTGAGTCAAACACCTTGGAGACGAAAGACAAGGAGCATATATTGGAAGGTGGTGACCAGTCTGAGTTCATCCTGAATCAAATCAAGGGTGTATATGACAACCTCTATGCTCGCAAGCAGAGCGAGTCGGACATCAAGAATAAGGTCCCAGTGAAGTATGGATTCCATACCAATGTGGCAACCAAGCCAATGGTTATCTCAGTATTGGTTCAGGTTATCCGCGAACAACTCTATGTAGAGCGTGACGATAGATGCCTGGATGAATATCTCACCTACGAGAAGAACGGAACCGTATATGAGGCGGCAGACGGAAAGCACGATGATTTGCTCATGACAAGAGCCATCGGACTCCACATCTGTTTCAATGAAATGGAAATGCCTAAGATGATAGAGTATAAGGCAAGAGTAATGACAAGAAAGGTTTCTGTTTCGGCAGCGACCATCATATAGTTTCAAACAATTAATAATTACGATTATGAAAGTAACAAAGATTTTCAAGCGCATCAAGTGCGAAATCATGTACCGCCAAGCTACGGCTAAGGCTGACTACGCATCTAAGAAGAACAATGGTGAAATCTTCTATGTTCTTCCTACACAGAAGGGCAACCTGATGATCATGAACCGCTCTCTCTTCGAGGCATTCAAGAAAACGAAACTGGTTGACAACGACATGAAGGTTAGAGACTTGTTCAGGGATTGTGTCTACCATACCAACTGCAATAGTAAGAAGGGCAAGGCGAGCCGCAAGCGCAAGTTCCTCAGATGGAAAGGATTGGTTTAGTAAGGTTAACGGATAAGAGATAGGTAGATTAAATTCTACCTATCTTTGCTTATATATTAATAATATACGTATATGATTTATAAAATAGTTAAAGGTAATAGTTTCAAACTGCACATCTTGGTTCGGAAGATGGACGTATCGAAAGAGTTCCAGAGACTCGTTGACTTCGATATGAATCTGGCTACCGACATCAGGGTTGAGTTGTCGGGCTTTTGCTGTGATGTGATTTCCGTTCCAGTACAAGTGGCAGGAATACAAGGCAACGTACTGATATGCGACATTCCTTCTTCTCTTGATTGCGGTAATTACAACGTCAGGGTGTCATGGAAGTATGATGGTAGCGAAATGGTCAGCATTGAGCGCAACCTTCTGAGAATCGTTGAGCACAACTCGATGAGCAATGTTCCTATCGGTGTTACCGAAGGCGAGCATACTGGCTTATTCAATCTTCGTTACTACATCGTGACCAGCAATCAGTCAACTTGCCCGGTATCGTTCATCGTTGATAACGCCAAGTTCAGCTACACCATCAATGACGAAACTCAAATGGTGGAAAATCAGGAGAACTTCGTGATTAACGGTACTGTAAAAAACGGCAAGAAGTTGGAAGCTGAGTTCCTGCCAATCGAAGGTTTTAGCATCGGTCAGGTGAAAATTATTATGGATGGCAAAGATGTTACTGACGAGTATTACAATAGTACGACTCATAAGGTATTCATTCCTGCCGTATCGGGTTATGTTACCATCACGGCAAGTGGAACTGTAAAGGCAAGCTATTATGGTGCATCGGCAGCCAAGAATATGGGCGAGTTGAACATGTCAGACCTTACAATGTACGAAGGTACGCTTGTCGGACAGACTCTAACCATCACAACAACGGAAGAAAAACCATACATCTGGTTCGCAAGCCGACAACCTCTCGTCTTTAGCCAATGTGGTTTTGAGGCTTCTTTGAATACCACCAAATTGGGAGACCTCTACTACTACTGGTCAGACGAACTGGTAGCTGGTGATGATAATGAATATCAAATTAAACTTAAAGAATAATATGGCAGAAAGTAAAAAGTACAACAGCATCCTTGTTAGCGGACGCAAAGACGAGACTCTGACATATTCGAGGTATATCAAGGACGAAAAAACTGGCAAATCTGTTAAAGAGTCCCTTGATGGAAAGGTGAATACCACGGATAAGATAGAGATTGAGCAGATTGCTCAGGCCGTTTGGGACAAACTCAAAGATGAGTATCTCAGAATAGATGGCAGCAATGTTATGCACAGTGACCTGGGTCTAAACGACCACAATATCACAGGCGTTAAAGAAATCAGAAACATAAGTTCCCTTCCCAGTGTTATAGCCTTTAATAAAGATGGCTATGATGTTAAGTTAGAAAAATGGGAAACAAGCGGAGGGGATGACGACCCATACCCTCGTTCTATTGGTGGTTTTGATGGTGGAAGATTTGAAGTTCCATTAGATGTTACCGCAGTGGGATTTAAAACTCATAACCGCTCTGTTTTAGGTCTGTTAAACAACAATAGCGAGGTTATTACAGCAATGACAGACTCTGATATTGATAGTTGTATCATAAGTGTATTTGGATAAAAATATTAGCACATGGAAAAATATTTAGATAGAAATAGTGTTTTAAGACTCCTGCAAGGCATCAAGACACAGATAGACAAGTCAAAAACAAGTGTCCTTGATACTAAGGGCGTAGCAAATGGTATTGCCTCGCTTGATGCAGGAGGTAATGTTCCACTTTCTCAGTTAGGTAATCTTGACACCACATTTTTCGAGGTAGTAACAGAACTCCCTACTGATATTCGCAATATCAAAAAGCACATCTATATTCTCAATGGCAACAAGGATGGCGAGAACAATAAATACGCAGAATACATCTACACAGGTGACCTGACAGACGCAGGTAACTTTGATGCAACAAAATGGGAGAAACTTGGTGACTTCGTTCCAACCTTCGACCTTCAAGAGTATGTCAAGAAGAACGGGGCTGTGGCTAAGTTGGAGTTTTACGACCCAAATTTTGCATCCTGGGATGAGGATAATGATCATCCGTATAAAACAGCTATCAGAATTGAGTTTGCCGATGGTTCACACCAATATCTTGTTGTACCTGAAGCCTCAGCACCAATAAACATGCCAAGTTCTAACTCCGAGTTAAGTGACAGCGAAAAAAGCAAGCCTTTTATATCTCCTGGTAGTGCTGGCTTTATGTCACCTTCCGACAAGGGAAAACTTGACAATATAGACCTCAATGCCCTTACTGCATCCATCAACGCAGCTAATACCGCTGCCAATAATACAAACACCGCCATCCAAGCAGCAGATACTGCAACATTAGGAGCAGAGAGGGTTAACGCAGAACTGGATGGAAATGTACTGAAAGTAACGAACCGCAATGGAGAGGTAAAATCAGTAAATCTTACTGATACTGACGAGCATGTGACAGTTAATTGTACTACCACGATGGAAGGCGTAAGCATGGAAGGATTGGTTATTAACGTCTATATTAATAATGGTGAAGACCCTCATCAGTACACTACCGATGCAAATGGACAGACTGAGTTTACTATCAACAAAGGTGCAACCTATAAAGTTGTGTTCCCTTACGTACAGAATTGCAACATTATTGACCCCGTACAGCATGTGGCAAGCGTAGGTAACAGAATTATTGACGCTAACTATATCGCTGAGACCGAAAAGATGGAGCGGTTAACCATCAAGATGTCTAAGGCTGACGAAAGCGGAAATATAACTCCGTGGGAAGGAGGCAAGGCGTATGTTACCATAGCTGGAAAGAAAACAGAATATATTATGGATGCCGATGGTAGGGCTGTCGTTGATATTAAGAATGGCACATCTTACACGGTAAGCGTTGACAAGATAGACGGTATGTATGAGCAGTACGACCGCTACTCTATTACCAGAACGGCAATTGCTGATAGCTACCGTTTTAACTTTATCTATCGCCCTTACGAGAGCGGCATCTGGCTCATTGATGACAACAATAAGCAGTGGACTTACGATGACTGGGAGGCAAGTGGAAATGATAATAGCAAGCTGATGTTTGTGCGTATTGCTACGCTGGCAACACAACGTTACAAGGGAGACATTCTTATCAGTATTGACAAGATGGCAGACTTCTCTAAGGTAGCCGTAACTAAGCAATGGTGTGATCAGAACGTAGAGTTTAAGAATATACCTTTAAATGGTCGTGATGCAAACAACCCGAACTGGTCTCGCTTTGCGTATAACGGATTGTTGGCTACACAGACCATTATAGCTGAAGGTGACGAGCGTGGGTTGACTACGGCTGCCGCTGATTATTGCTATAGTTCTACGATTGCGAATGGAGATAAGCTTTACCAAGGTTATCTGCCGACAGCTTACCAATGGGAGCTGACCTGGCAGAATATGGATATCGTGATAGACGCTATCAATAAGAAGTACCCAGACTTCAATGTCAACAAGACTACATTCAGTGGTAATAAGTGGACTTCTACCCAGAACAACGCCTACACCAGCTACTACTTCGCGACGGCTGTCAGCATCAACAGCAAGAGCAACAGTTATCTGGCGATTCCGTTCTACGCTTGTCTCTCTGACTCTCCATCTCTCTTATCTCTCCCAGATGAGCAGGGCGAAAGTTTAGCACAGGCAGCGTAACAAGCAGTCTAACCATGCCGCCTTCGGGCGGCTTTAACAGAAAATATATTTAAAAATATGGCATACTCGGAGGATTTATACATATACAAAGAAACCCACAAGCTCTGCAAGCTATTGTTGGATTATAGCAAGAACGTCTCGAAAATTATCAGATTCGGGCAGTACGGTAAGGCTATCGACAAGGCTTTTGCAGCCCTCGACCTCGTAAGGCGCATCAATAGCAGCTTCGATGGAAGAGAGGAAAATTTGCGGGATTTCATCTTACTCTTGTCTGAGGTCAGAAGCAGAATCACCCTCTTCGCTGAATCGCAATATCTTAGCGTTAAACAAGCGACAAATCTCACTTTCCTAATCGAAAAAGTAATGAAAGACGGGTACGGCTGGCTGAAGAGCGAGAGAAAGCGCAAAGGCGAGAACTAAGAAGATATGTCGACTTAGGAGAGCCGTCACCATAGTGACAAGGAGCATCCGCTTTCAGTCTCCTCTGAAGAGGTGAAGAAGCTAAGAATAAGATAGCGATGCTGAGAACCCAGAACAACGCCAACAACAGCTACTACTTCGCTACGGCTGTCAGCAACAACAACAAGAACAACAGTTATCTGGCGATTCCGTTCTACGATTATCACTTGATGACGATCATCCTTCGGGTATGCCGATTAGTATGCAAAACGATGAAAGAATATATCCATATTGAGTTGATAGATGAAGCTTATAGGGATTGCTGCAAGCATAAGGGAGGAACAGAAGGTTGTATTGAATACAAGATGAATTACCTTCTTAATAACTTGCAACTATACAAAGAGCTGAACTCCATGACCTACGAGATAGGTAAGAGTAAGGCTTTCTGTGTGACCAGACCGAAGCTGAGAGAGGTATTCTGTGCGCAATTTCGAGACAGGATAGTGCATCATATCCTTTCCATAAAGTTCCTGCCAATATTTGAGGGTGAAATGGTGGATAATGCCTATGCCTGCCGAAAAGGAAAGGGAACTGATTACGGTATCGACCATATCAGGCAACAGATGGAGCGAGAGAGTGATAACTACACTAAAGAGACATGGATATTGAAGTGCGACCTTCAAGGCTTCTTTATGAGTATCAATAGACGGATGTTGTATGATATTGTAGAGAAGATTATAAGGGAGAAATATCAAGGTGGCGATATGGACTTCTGGCTGTGGCTGTGGAGGAAGGTTATCATGAACGACCCAAGTAAGAATTGTGTAAAGGTTGGCGATTTGAGTCTATGGGATAGACTTCCTGCCAATAAGTCGCTATTTACCTGCGGAGAAGGCATCGGTCTTCCTATCGGCAACCTTCCAAGTCAGATACTCGCTAATTTGCTTATGTCTGCGTTCGATAAATGAGTATTGAGTCGAATTGGTAAGAGTGGAGGATATGGAAGATATGTGGACGATTTCGTTGTTATCAGCAGGGATAAAGGATTATTGCTCGAAATACTCCATGACTCTCGTAACTACCTTTTTGATAAACTGCAACTTACCTTGCACCCCGATAAAGTCTATCTTCAGGAAGTAAAGAAGGGAGTGAAGTTTACTGGCGCAGTAATTAAACCAGGAAGAGTATATGCTGGTAATGCTACAGTTCAGAACCTTTTCGATGTTATCAAGAAGTGGAATAGTACAGAAAATCCATCGAAAGAACAGACAGAAAAGTTCGTGATTCAGGTAAACTCCCTATTCGGACATCTGGTACATCGCCATAGCTACGGAATAAGATGGCGAGCATGGAAGGAGATAAAACATAAAGATAAAATATATTGCGTAAACATGAAAAAGATTGTTGAATTTAAAAATAAAAAGTTATGAAAGTAAATTTTGTAAAGACATTTATCCCAGTAAAGGATTTTGTCGCAGTAGAAAAAGTAGGAAACAAGATGCTTGTTCGTTTCGATGCAGTTAAAGATGCGGACATGGACGCATATTCTTGTGTCGAGGGTTCTTCGTCTGCATCTGAATATAACGAACAGGAGTTTAGACGAGAGTATGAGGCGTGGAAGCAGAAGTGGGCAGAAAAAGCCTTAGTACTTGCTAAGAAGGCTAAAATAGCGGAGATAACAGCTTACGATACCTCATCATCCGTGAACGGATTTATGCTTAACGGACTGCTTGTTTGGCTCGATAAAGCGACAAGAGTCGGATTGATGAACTCCACCACTATTTCCAAAGCAGCAGGACAGAAAACGACAACTCTCTGGCTCGGAGGCATTAAGCTTGTGGTGGATTGCGACAAGGCTATTCAGTTACTCTCTGCGCTTGAGATGTATGCCCTGGAGTGTTTTAACGTGACGGCAAGCCATAAGCAAGCGGTGAGTGAGCTGATGAGTCTCGAAGATGTGGAGGTATATGACTACAAGGCAGGATATCCGAAGATGCTTGAGATGAGTGTGTAATACCATATTGCTGATGTCAGCAAAATGATATTTGTGTCTAACTAATTAAAACGAAAAGATTATGTATATACTGAGTTTTATTTCATTTCTTTTGTTTGGTGGGTTTCTGCTTCTCGCAGCCATGCGCTTTGGTGTTCCTGCGATGGTAAGTGACGTGTATTACCAGCTACAGAACTGCACAGGAAGCGAGGTAATAGGAGACAAAGACAAGAGGAACTATGGATGGGTATTCACGGCCGTTATGGTTACGTGTGCGGTACTGATGATGGTATGTATGCTCGACACAGGTAAGGGTGTTCAGTGCCTCGCCTTTATAGGCTGTGGAGGACTGATGTTTGTTGGTGCTGCACCGAACTATCTCGATGATGACGCATACCCTATTCATAAGATAGGTGCACTTGTAGCTGCGGCAGGTTGCGTTGGCTGGTGCTTGTCGGCATGCTGGGTTCCAACTGCTGTAATAGCTCTTATCTATCTGCTACTCGCAAGCTGTTCGGACGATGACGAAGTATATAAGCCAGTTTGGTATATGGCAGAGGTGGCAGGATTTCTTGACGTGTATATTACTTATTGGGTATGTACGTTATGAAGAATGTGTTAAAATTAAACAAGCGAGACTGGATTGGCCTTGCTTGTTGGCTGTTTGTCAGTATATTGGTAGGTTTACTTGCCTTTCCTATCATGGTGGTAAGGGAATATTACCAGTACAAACACTATCACTTGGCAAGGTTTGAGTGGGAGGATATTGTCAGATACTCTTTTGTGATAATAGTAGGTTCTGTTATTTGTTTTTTGTTGTGGCAGTAATAATAGCAAATAACTTTACAGATAAAAAGATAGGTAGATTAAATTTTACCTATCTTTTTTATTGTTGTACTACCTGAAAAAGCTGCTCGCAAATAGCACCCATCATATAACGTTGTTCTTCGCTCATCATATCTATTCCATCCTAATTTCAAATTAAAGGGATAAAAAGTTTCAGAATGAAAGTAAATATCCCCCGAAAGCACAACACTTCCAGGGGATAGCCATGTTTACTTTTTCTTCGCCTTCTGGTTGGCCACAACTACCTTGTTGGCTTTCTCCAGTACGGCAAGAACTTTCTTTCTCAGTTCACGAATCCGTTTCATGTCCTCAGCGTTGTAGGCATCCTTTCCATCGTCCAAGAAGCCTTTCTTCAACTCTGAAATCTTCTGCTTGTCAAAAGAAATGTCGTTAATGGCATCTATGGAAGCCTTGTTGGCATTGTAGTAGCCATCGCTCTGACTGGGAGCCGTATCAACCAAGAGGTCGTATGTAGATTTAAATCCGTTCAACTTTGTGTATAGTTGTTCCAGCTTCAAGTCCTCGAAATCATCCTTCGGAGTAGCATGAGCCTTATATATATCCTCAGCATTCAACTTGTGAGGTCTATACTCCTCCCCACTCTCCTCAGCACGTTCCTTCTTCTTGTCTTCCTCGTACTTCTTCACCTTCACATCATCTTGCTTGTACTGCTTATACTCCTCAGAGCCGTAGAACCGCTCCAGCATGGAATAATCGCCATCCACCTTAGCTTGTTTCTTCAACTTGCTCAGGGTATTGGCTGCACGGTCGTGGTTCTCCTTCGTATTCCAGAACTCATCGCCCTGTTTCTTAGAAGCTGGTCTATCATCAGGATTGCTGACGAACTTGCTGAATAATGGAATATCAGCCACCTTGATTTCCTTCGGGTCGTTGAGTGACTTGGTAAGCAAACCGAGCACCTGACTGCCCATGGTGTAAGCACCACCGAGATAAGAAGACAAAACATGGTCAACCACAGCAGGGTTGTTTATGCTAAATCTTGGGTTACCCAAAGCATCCCATTTGTTCTGCTGCACATCAGGATAGTCGTTTCCGATTGAGTTCATCATCCTTGATGCACGAACCAACCAATCAGGAGTGCCCACGTATGCCTTGGTAAAGTTAGGGTCATACTTGTTGTATTCTGTATCCTTGAATAATGGCTTACCAGTGAAGTCAACGTTGAAAGCCAACTCGAAGATAGGACGAACTGGGTTCGGCATCAGACTGACCGCAATATTTCCGTCATATCCAGTCGGGTCGAGCGGAAGCATATCCACTACCTGACCGAGCAAGTCTTCTGCATACTGGTTCCAACTCTCCTCAGCCAACTCGCCACCCATCATCTTGGATGCAATCATATCGCCTACTCCATAGAAGGCACGGAACTCCTGAGCAAGCGGAATCTTAATAAATTCATGAGTGAAAGGAAACCACATAATAAAGTTGTTTCGTCTATCCCACTTGGTGAACTGCCAGTACTTCTTCGAAATATCCTTGTACCATTTCTTATCATCACCATCGCCACTACCGAAAGCAGCAGCTATCTGCATCAAGGCTGCATTAACGATAGGAACCAGCACACCGCTCGCTATCCACGATGCGGTTACAGCCGTGAATTTGAAAGGATGATGCTTGCCAAGCGCACCCAAGGTCTGCAAACTTTGTACTGCTGGGTTGATGAAGAGATAGAGATTTCTAATCATCTGCCAGCCGTATTCGCCAGTACCCTTGCGGTTGAAGTTCAGGGTCACGTCCTTGGCATCATTCACAGCCTCATCAATGGAACGCCCATACTGAATAGAGGTCATGTAAACCGCAAATCGGTTACTATCCTCAATCATTCTGTTCAGGAACTCGATAATATCCATGATGGTGTGCCCTACCTTTACTGGGTTCGCTTTCCATCTATCCAAATCCTTCAAGTCATTCTTGAATTTCTTCTTCAAGTCTTCCACGTCAAGCGAAGATACAAAGCCAGTTTCTCCACCATTCATCATGAAGTCATAGAACATCTGTTCCTTTGGTGTAGCGTTTCCGTTGTTTACCTTCTCTCTCAACTTTCCGCTCTGATAGTCTTTCAGCATGAAACCAAGATTCCAAGAGGTAGCAAGATTTTTTCTGAGCAAATAGTTGTATCTGCCATCCTCACGAATAGCAGTAGATGCCAGCGTCATGGTCAGGTCTCGGAAGTAGTTGGAAGGGAAAAAGATAGGCGAAAGACTGGTATAGGCAGCAGCCATCTTTCTGCCCAACCAAGCAGCAGCCCTATCCAGTTTGCCACTCTGAATCTCTCTTACTCGGTGTGCTCTGGTATTGTTCATCGCCTGAGCCAACTGAGGGTCACCATTCACATAGATAACGTACTCCTCGCCATCCTTCATCACTCTTACCTCATGTTCTCTCTCCTCGCTGTGAGTCTGAGGATAGGCTATGTTCAGTCCGTCTCGCTTCTGGGTAGCATCGCCAGTCTGCTCCATCTGTTCCATCTTCTGCTCGAAAGCATCAATGGCTGCCTTCACCTGATTACTATTCATCTGAGAAGTAATCTGAGGTGTAGCAGGAATCCACTCCTCGTTGCCGTTGGCATCCGTACTCTTCACGTACCAAGCCTTGCTCAGGGTCAGCAGGGAAGTTGGATGATTCTGAGCCAAGAGCATCAGGTGTTGCTTCACCCAGTTCTTGTTGTTGAGCAGGATTCCACTCTCTGCCATGTTCTCGATGTATGCGATAGGGTCATCAGCGATAGAGGTTCGTCCGTGTGCCTTCTTCAAAGTCTGATTAAACGCACCCTTGCCGCCACCGATATAGTCCCATACTTGGTCGGCAGTAGTGCCATCCCAGCCACGGAGAGGAATATAATGGCTATACATATCTCGCACATACTGATAAGTATCTTTGCTCATCATACCAGCCTTATAGCCATCACGAAGAATCTTCTTGGTAGCCGCATTCGTAGCATCCCAAAGTTCTTTTGTCTCAACTATATGCTTGCTTTCAATATCCCTTACCAACTTGTGTGCAGCTTCCTCAAAGTCTGAGCCATCAAAGAGAGCCGACAGACCAGAATAGTCGAAAGCAATACCCATTTTATCATAACGATAGTTCATGTAAGACGGAGAGTATTTCATTTTGATTGCGTTGTCTGTTCGCACCCAAGTGGCATAATCTATGAGACCAAGTTCAAAGCCACTATCATTACCCATCCGATTAATGTCTCCCTTGTAAGCCTTGTATGCCGCACTTCTCTGTGCCACGTCCTCATAGTCAGCTTCCAAAGACTTCTTAAAAGCCATCTGGGCGTTACGCTCCAAGCCATGCTTGGCCATCATGTATAGGCGCACATTGTCGTAGCTATCTCCCAGCACCTTCTTCATCTTATGATAAGCCTTTCTGAGTGGCTGCAAGAACTCATTGTTGTACTCCTCAAACTCGTTCTTTCCTTTACCATGACTTCTGTTCTCGGCAGTATAGGCATCCTCTTCCATATTCAGGCGGTCAACACCAACTTCCTTCATGATAGCTTCCTGAGCCTTGCGGATAGCCAGCATACTGTCTTGGAAGGCAATTCGCTTGAGCACAGATCCACGCTGCAACTCTCGGTTGAACTCTCCAAGGGCAGTATCATCACTTAGAAGATGCTGCTCGTAGGTTGGAGCGGTCTTCCACAGAGCCATCTGTTTGCGGTACTCGTCAACTCTCTTCAGGAAATCAACGGCACTCTCTCCAACGTTACGTTGTGGGATGGTTGGTCGTTTGGCATCCTTTGGCAGATTATTGTCCTTCTTCCACTTATTCAAGTCATGCTCAAACTGGTCGTATCGCAAGGAGAAACGAATATCATTATTGTCGGCATAGAAATTGCCATTGTTATTATCGGCAGACTTGATTTGGTTGGCATCCAGAGCACAATAGGAAATATTGGTAGGCTCATAGCTATCATCCACCTCTTCAACAAAGATGGCTCCATCATAGCCTTTCTCCTTAATCTTGTCAGCCATGCCCTCTTCATCCATGATACCCCAAAGATTGTCCTGAGTGTCCATGCCCACCATGTACTCCCAGCCAGTCACATCTTCGTAGATTCTATCATAGTCTTCGCCAGTCAAATCCATAGGTCTTCGTATATTCAGGAAGCAAGGAACCACATTAGCCTTTCCGCCACGGTGTCTATACGAATTGGATGCAAACTCCTCAGCCAAGCCCTTATCAGGAGAGAAGAAGAATCCTTCTGACTTCACCTTGTCTTCAAGCCCCATGATAAAGCGGACACCTTCCTCCTTCTCAAAGGTATTGAACTCGGCACTTCTGCCATGCCAAACAACCATAGGTTCACCATTCTCATCCACCACCTTGGAAGCATTCTCAGGGTCATTCTCCCAATCACCGAACCAGTTCTTGAAGTTGGTAGTACGGACGGTTGCCCACTGCTCAGCATCCAGTTTGGTCTTCTCGCCATTAGGAGCCGTCATATAGGTTCCGTTTGCCTTGGCATCAGCCACAATCTTCTCCTTCTCTGCTTTCAGGGAGAAACGGATATTATCGCTGCTATTGATAGCTTCATTGAAGGCACGATTGCGGTCACCATCCTTATTCGGGTCATAGTTGTACATCGGTAAGCCAGCATTCTCTATGCCCTTTCGTACATCTTCTCCCAAGTTATCAGGAACCACGGCAGCAGCAAACTCGTTGAGACGGAGAGGTCTGTTGTACTTAGTCTCAAAGTACGCACTCTTCAACTCAGTCCGCACTGCATTCTTCAAAGCATCCAGTTTCTTCATGAAAGTAGGAGTAAGAGTTATACCATACTCTTTCTTAGCATACTTCTTAGGGTCAGACTGCAATACAATATCGTGAAGTCTCTGTTCACCATAGAACACATCATTATACAAGAACTTGGCAAGGTCATAATAAACCTCACTCCATTTCTCGTAAAATTCTTCCTTATCCTCGTTAGAAGATAACTTATCCTTGTTGTCACGCATTTCGTCAGTAGAGTCAACACGACTGGCTATCTTGGCAATGAAACTACCAAATGAGGTGTATTCGCTTCCATTAGTATGTCCACCTGCTTCTTCCCTCATAGCCTTTGAAACATTGTCAAGTGTCTCAGGAACATACTTTCGTGTGCCATCAGGCTTGTAACCACGGAATATACGGTTCTTGGTTCCAAACTCATCCAGTTTCTTCTCCTGCCATCTGATATAATCGTCATACAGACCATTCTTATTGACGTAATCTCTTGCCTTCACCTTAGACAGATAAAAGTCATACTTCTTTGTGTCGTTGTGCTCCTTAACCATCTTTTCAACAACCTTCTTAATGTCCTCAGCCTTTGGCTTACCATTCTTATCAAGTAAGGTTGGCGCATAGTCACGCTCAAAGATTTCCTTAGTCTGTTTCCTTACTTGTGGGTTGATAGGGCTAACCTTATTACCTGTCTCCTCATATATCTTTCTTCTGACCTCCAAAGAAACCTTTTCCCATGTAGGGTGAATAATAGTATGCTTAACCAGACTTGTAACCTTTTCATTCAGTTCAGAGTCATTCTGCATACTGCTCAGAATATCCTCGGCAGTAGGATGGTCACTGATAATCTCTTTCCAGCGATAATCAACTTTGGAATTATACTCCTTAATATCAATACCCTTTTCTTTTAAGTACATCAACTCCCAAGCAGGAGCATTATTGTTGCTCAGGGCATCTTCTGTCTGCCTCTTAATCTCTGCCTTGTCAGCAGCAGGGTATTCAAGACTATCAACCCATTCTTTGAACTTTTGACTACCTTTTTCGCTCATTTGTCGCTCTACGGAAGGATAACGCTGAGTGTAGGCATCAGTTATCCAAGTACCAGCAGTCTTGCCAGTACGCTTATCCAAAAGGGCAGAAGGAGCGATGAAGGAAATCTCTCCAAAGTTGTCGTGACCAGTCTTGTTGGTATCAATCACAGCCAAAGAAGGGTTGGCCAAACCACCCAGCTTCAAAGCCTTTCTCAGCTTCTCCTCAGTAATGTTATGCACTCCTGCAAGAGTTTTTTCATCCTTCAATGAAAACTTTTCGCCATTTTCCTTGGTAGTTTCAGAAGAATTGTCTATCTTTGCAGCAGAACCTTCGGTTTGGGAGAGAGCGGTGTCACCTTCCAACGAAGTAGCGGCAGTGTCTGTCCTCTTGTCGCTTGCCGAAGTTTCCTTTTTAAATGCAGTCAACAACCAAGATTTTCTTTCTCCATCCCAAGTAAGACGAACACCAGCCTTATGGGTTTCACTTTCCAAGTTTACACGATTCTTACTGCTTGAAACTACACGCATATCATTCAGAATCTCCTGCAAGTTGTCAAGAACCTCAGGATGATACTTCACAAGTTTAGAAAGACCATAGCCATCACTATGTCCAGTTCCTTCTTTGCCCCAAACCAAATCAATATCACCAATATCCTTATGATGAAGAGCACCAACAGCTTCTCCACCACGAACCTTCTTCAAGAACTCGATTGCAGCCTTGGCATTACCACGGAACTGATTGTATATGTTTCCAAAAGCACCAACACCAATAGGCTTTATGTCCTTCAACGAGTAACGAGGTTCAGAAACAGACTGAGCCTGAGAAAACTTTACCTTTGCGTAGTCTGCAAATGGCTTTAGCTTACGATTGCTCGTATCAAGCCACTTGTCGAACTCATCCTTACTTGCTCCAGTAATATTTCCAAGACCTTGCCATCCCTTGCTATAATTAGCGAGATAAGCCTTTTCTGCATCATCCATAGAGTCATAGCCGTACATCACCTTATGCTCGTCAAATGAGCCATCAGGATTCACTTGGTCAACGACAAACACATCACCATTCCAATTATCAAGGTCTGCCTTGTCATTGATGAACATATCCAGATGATCGCCGTCCTTACCGAACTTGCCACGGATATAGCCATAAGTATCGTGCATGGTTACTTTCCACTCTTTTCCATCTGCATCCTTGCCTGATCGTGTAGAACCCTTTGGATTCTCTATAGTGTAATCGTAGCCACCGAACTTGATGTGTCCCTTCTTGTAGTTGCCACTCTCCTTCTGCGCATCAGACGGATTGGTTTCTGTTTCCTCAATAGCTGATTTCAAACGGATAGAGAACTTGGTATGCTGAGTAATTTTCATATCCTCAGGCTTGAAAATAACATAGTTGGTATCGCCTTCCTCTGCGCCACCTTGGATAGTACCAGCAGGATATTTAATGCCAGTAAAACCAAGAGAAGAGAGGAACTTGCTTACTTCCTTTGGCTCGCAACGCATCATCATTGGAAGAACTGCTGCATATACATCTTTAAAAGGCAAATCCAGTTTGAAACCTCTATTTTCCCAAGATGAAACATCAACACCATTCTTAGCCAAAGCATTACGAATAGCATTTATCTGTTCCTCATTCAAAGGATTTTCCCAATCCAGATAGTTGCTGCCATTGTCATCAGGTATATCAACCTCATAGAGATTACGTTTACCATCATTAACAGACTTCCAATCAGATGGTTTTGTACTTTCAAACCATTCCAACATCTGTTTCTTCCGAGCATTATCCTTGTCGGAATTATAGCCATTCTGCAAGAACTCCTTAACATCATCATAATCTCTCTGACCACCATTAAACAAGCCAGCAACCACATCAGTATATTCATGAGCGTTATTACCAACATATTCTACATCTTGATGAGGAGCGTTAGCGTCTACAAGATTCGCATAGCTCTTACCAATCTTCTTTGATGAAGTAACATAACCACCCCAACCGAACACTTGGGAGCCAGCACCCTCGCCCATGTGATTGAAGTCAAACTCTGTGAAGTCAGCACCGCTACCATGATATACCTTTAACGAGAACTTAGGAGCAGCAGCTATCTCCTGATTGATGCTGTTCACAACATCATCAGTAACAATATCGCCCTCCTGAATCTTCTGAGGTTCACGTCCAGCATTCTTCACAAGTTCCGCTTGCTCTGATCTGGTCAAGATACGGTTCACCTTCATTGCACCAGTAATCACCCAAGGATCAGTCTCAGGATTCGGGTTGGTACGATACATATAATAGCCATCAGTAGGCAGGTGTTTCAAGCCAGCAAGAGAATGCTGATACTTGCCCGATTGATTGATACCCTCTTGGTGAGCTTCCTCCTGATAATCTACATCGGCAGCATACTCCACCTCAGCAAAGACGAAGTTCTTAGGGAAGAGAGTCTTGTTTCCCTCAGCATCCTTGCGGTTGAACTGGATAGCGTAAGGCACTACTCCCAGGTGCCAGCCTGGTCTATAGGCTAACTTACCGCTACCGCCTTGCGTTCCCTTACCTCCCTGCTTAACTTGAGGTCTTCCAGTCTTGCTTTCTCCTGCAATAGGAGCCGCATCAGCATCGAGCCATACACCTACTGGAGTAGCAGCACCATCAGGGTTCGCTACCATAGGCGGATAGAGTTTGCCCTCCTTTAGCACGAACACCTTGTAGCCGACACCCTTCTTCTTAGGTTCAGGCTTTTGACGGAGAGAGAATGAAACATCTTCTCCAGTCTCAGAGTTCACCACACGACCCTTTGCAGTCTTCACATAAGCCTGTTCAATGGAACGGATGTTATTCTTAGTCACATCGCTATACTCTGTGCCATAGAATGCCAACTTAATCTTCTGCAATATCTCATGGATAACAGCGAGCAGAGGATGAGACATCTTCATGGCGAGAGTGTGAGCCAAGTTGAGGTCACGAATCATTTCGCCTACTGCATCAGCAACAACCTCCTCAGCATAGTAATCTCTATCACGTCCAGAGAATCCTGCATCAGAATATCTCTTCGTTGTCTCATCTACCGCATTGTCGAAGGCATATGAGCCATAGGTATCGAGCACAAGTTGAGTCAACTCATTGTATGCAGCAGGGTTCAGGTTCTTGATTTGGTGAGTCATCTCGTGGCCGAAGATGAACTGAGCACCTTCCGTAATAGAAGAGTCAAGAGTGATGAAGATTGTACGATGAACGTTGCCATCGTCATCCGTAGTCTCCTGAATCCAGCCGTTGCCCAACTTGTCTGAGTACTGCCATTGAATGTTAGCACCCATCATCTTAGCCAGTCTCTCGAAAGCCTTTCGAGTCTTATTCCCTACGATGTTGTCAACGACCTTCATATCATCCACCTTGTTCTTCTCTACGTCAGCAGCACGCTCAGATGTTGTCTGTTGTTGGCCGTTATCCTTAGCAGAGAAAGGAAGGTCAGATTCATCAAGTTGCTCACCAAAAGGAGCATCATCCGTTGCATCTTCAGGAACTTCAACAGTCTTGCTCTCCTCCTTTGAATTGTCAGTGAACTCAGTATTCTCATTATCCTCTGTCTTCTCTTCCTCGACTTTTCCCTCCTCAGCCTTTTTACTCTCCTCCTCTGCTTTCTTCTCCAGTTCGGCCTTTTTCTTTTCTTCCTCCTCTTTAACCCTCTGTGCTTCAGCCGCATCTTCTTCCTGTCTCAGTTGCTCCTCCAATGCACTCTCTGCAAGTTCGATACGCTGATTCAGGATATAATCTCTCGCTTGGAATGCAGTCTGACCGCTTGTAATAAGACTGATCAAGGCGTTTCTTATATCCTGCGTGTCCGCACTCTCCAAGTTGGAAGGTCTGTTCTCCCAAAGTCTGTGTACTTTTTCGTCAATAGTCATACCCTTACCTTCGGCAGCAAGCCATCCCAACTTGGCAAAGTCAGAACGAGACAAACCTGTCTCTTGCTGTACTCCCTTTGAATTATCGTTGCCTTCATAGTTCAAGCTATACGGACCGACATTTTCAGCAACATACTCATAGACAGTATTAGGAGTATCATCGAAAACATCAATTCCTGTAGCATCATACAGACGACGAAGCAACTTGCCAACCGTCTCATTCCACAAGTCACCAGTCCGATTACTCCATTCTTCGCTGTTCTTCAATCGAGCGAACTTTCTTCTGGCCTTCTCAATGAGACCCTTTCTTCCCTCAGGAGTATTCTCTTCCTTAGCAAGTTGTCGCTCGTTATAAGCATCACGGATAGCGACAGCAGAGTCATAAGCCGCCTGAGCATCAGCAATAGCCTTTTCCTTGGCAGCCTTGGCAACCTTCTGTTCCACAAAAGTCTTACCCTTCACGGTCATATTGTTGGCCTTGTCGAGTGCCTTCTTTGCTTCAGAAACATATCCAGACACGATACCATCTGCATCTTTATCAAAATGGGTGTCATACAACTCAGCAGTCTGTGCGGCACTCAGCTTCGAGAAGTCAGGATTGCCATCCTCCAGCATAGGTACGATAGTTCCATCTTCAAGGGTAATAGCAGGAGTCTGTTCTGCATCAGGAGTCTGTTCGGTTGCAGCAGTCTCAGTAGATTCAGGATCGCCAGCCTCCTCAGCAGGTTCAGCAGTCTCGCCCTCTATTGTCGGAGCTTCCTCCTCTATCTCACCTCTATTCTCTCCACTATTATCCTCTAACATTGAGGATGTGAATGCTTGCTTATACTCATCAAGCGACATAGGCTGTGTGGCTCTCACATCTTCTTTGTTCACGGCATGAGGAACAAGAGTACCATCACTCTTCAACTCTACTACCTTTGCTTTCGCACCAGCATCACGAATGAGGAACAATGTAGAGCCAGGATATTTAGTATTGCCATCCTTTCCGAGTACATCAACAAGCACCACGTTACCATTATCATTGAGAATCTGATTGAAGTCAAATGAAGGTTGGCTCTCTTCCGTCTGTTCTGTCTCCTGAGTCTGCTGTCTTGCACGCTCCTTCTCCATCTGTTCTCGCTCAGTCTTGGCAGCTTCCAGTCTCTTTTGGTCTTCCAAGTCTTTCATCTTCTGCAAGTCTTCAAAAGAGTATGGTATCTGTACATTTTCGCCCTTAACAAGTTCTGTAGGTACATTGCCATCTATAGTGATCATAGCCGTACCATCACCATTGTCGGCCAACACCTCATAGGTATGCTCTGTTCCGTCCGCATCAGTTACAGAAAACTGGGATCCAACATCTACCGTTCCGTCAATGATACCAGCCACTTCCTTTATAGCATTCTCTTTCGCATCAGCTACGGCCTGAGCCTTCACTTCATCGGCAGGAAGTTCTTCTCCCAGTTCAGCGAACATCGACGCATCAGCATGTTCTACACTATTCGTTGTCGGGTCAAAATAGAGAATCATATCATCGCTGTTGCTTACATCAATGGAGCCGTCATCATGAGTGGCAATATTACCACTAATAATATACACACCATAGTCTTCCGCACCACCAGATGCTTTGATGGTTGCGTTACGGACGGAGCCACGACTTTGATCTGTGTACATATTCACTCTCTGTTCTGCCTCATGAGCAGCAAGGTCAACCTTGTCTTGTGCATCATCAACCACACCCTGATAGCGAGCGGAAGACAACTGATAGTCATAGATAGCTTGGTCAAGTTTATCGTCCTGCCCTGTCAGGGATTCCAGTTCCTCGTCACTCATGCCAGATAGCTGTTGTTCAGAGATATTCAATGCTGCTGCAAGAGTTTTCGCCTGGTCTTCATGCTGAATCTGAATATCATGCTTGTCTGCATCATCAGCATTGTGGCCTTCTGTATAAGCGTCATCAAGATCGTTAGATAATGTTGGAGCGGTTTCTCCTTCTTCAACCTTGTCTTTAGTCTTAGCGTCTGATGCCTGATTGAATCCACGAAGTTTGCTCAAGAACATAGCATAATTGATAACCGCACCTTTCTGCTTGGCAGTCATGGAGTCTGAACGAGTAGCATCCAAGACCGTTTTAGTCAAGTCTGCATTTGTTGTCACATCAATCTTGTTTTTGATTTCATCCCAATTTTCACCAAACATCATCTGGCCAAACTTGTCTGCCTTAGTAACCTGATGCTTGATATTAAAATACTTGACAGCATTGACAGCACCTACGGCAGTTCGAGGAGACTGCATGAAGCCAACAGAATAGAACATTCCAAGACAAGTGTCAATCTGCTTTTCTCTTGCATCAGGATTTGTGAAAACATTGAAGTCACTCCAGCTTCCGTCTCCATCACCCCATGCTGCATGAAGGGCAGTACCAAACTCCTCCTCTGCAATCTCAGCCATCACACCTTGGATTCCTGATTTATTTGTTGCGTTACTCAACCATTTATAGTAAGCGTTGTTTCCTATCTTTTCAAAGAAAGAAGACACCTTTGAAAGCCCTAACTTTGACAACAACTTAGATGCTCCAGGCAGATATTCACCGAACATTTCCGAGAAGTTTTCCATCGTAGCTGATCCAAGGCCATCCTTGATAGCCTTACCAAGACTGACACCTTTATTGAAACTCAAATCGCCATCCTTGTCTTGTGTCACACCACCATTCTCGTTGTTCATTCCAACATAACGCTCTATCACGTTATTATATGTAGAACCAAGTTGGTTTGTTGCCGCCAATGCTGCACTACCAGCCATATCACCAAGCACACGACCAGTATTCTTTGTGAACCATTTGCCTAAAGCACCGAGAGCCATTTTTTCTCCGACCTTTTCTCCTGCTTTAGTAAAACCAGTGGTCATAACATTTCTCCATCCGCTTAACGCGAAGTCTGCCATAAATTTTAAGGAACGACCGCTCACATCTCCATACTGATAAGCCTTTGTGCCATACTGCTGCTGTTTGGCAGCTTCTCCTTGTTGCTGCTGAATTGAACTGAGCATAACTTGTGCTGCATTTCCTGCATTGGAACCTTTCTTGATCGTTCCTTCTTCCATGCCTTTCTTTACTTGTAGCAGATTGCTTGCAATAGCTGCATCCATAACACCCTGAGAATACAACTTTGGGTCAAGCATGGTGTTGAACATCGCACCAAAATAATTTGAAACGTCATTCCACTTGTCTTTCCACCAACCAGCATTTTCGTTTCTCTGCTTTTGCTCCTTCAATTCCTGAAGCAGAGTTGTACGCAGCATCTGATTATAGGCCTTGGCTGTATTATAAGCACCATATTCTGCATCAGACAAGCGGTTTGCCTCATTACCTATGGCCACATTGAACGATGATGGCGCAACTGCTCCTCCTGATGCAACAAACGGAGAGTCCTGCAAGTGCATAGACTCATTCAGTTCCTTAGAGCGTCTGTTCTGATTCTCGTCAAGCCACTCTTGTCTTCTCTCCATTTGTCGCATAGCAACATCTGTGTCGGACATATCTGGGTCTGCCTTATCCAACTCAGAAGGGACCATACCCATATCTACGGCCTTGTTCCACTCTTCCCCATACTTATCCAACTTATTCTGATGCTGTGTAGCATCATACTCGTTGTCGAACTCTACACCATCTGTTGTAGTATAGGTTCCAGTCTTGCCAGTTGTGTCATTATAGTTGAACTCATTCTTCTGTACATTCTTATTCTGCAAAGGATTCTTTAGACGTAGAGTAACCCTTCCACCATCGAACTTCTTTGCTTGCCACAGTTTAGTCTGAATGTTTCGCTTTGCTTGTCTTACCGCATTATTAGCACTAGACAAGATTGCTTGTGTCCTTTTCGATACACCAATTTTGTTTTCATCTGCATAGAAAGAACCACCGAAGGCACCACGGAACTCATTGAGATTATTAAATCCCTTTCCCTTCACATTGTGCTTTTTGTAGTTGTCATACACCATTTTCTGATACCCCTGACCTTCGAGTCTCTTCTGAAACTCCTTAAAGGTAGGCACAGCAGCCTGAAACATATTGTTTGCAACTGCATCATCGTATAAAATCTTTTGATTCTGAGCTATCTCTTTTCTTGTAGCCATATTATAATTATTTTATTCCATGAAGTGTTCTACCGTTTGCCGAAGAAGAACCGCCAGCATTATGTGTTGTATGCTTGCCGCCACCAGATGATGCACCACCTCCAGCAGAACTATGTCTTCCTTTCAACCTATCCATAATGTATCTAACATTAGTCTGAGTAACATTCTTGATTCTCAACTTTCTTTTAAGTTCATAGATCTTCTTCTGCCCCTCAGGAGTGTCCATCATATCGTAATACTCATACCAATATCCAGCTGTAGTTTTGTTTCCGTCCGAAGATTTCTGAGCCTTATTTGCAATACGTCTTTCTCGTTGTCTTGCGAGTGCATCCTGAGTATTCCAATGACGAATCTGACCATCAATCCTTCTGTTGCCCTGATCAATTCTCTGCTGTCCTTGTTCGTTCTTCGTCTTATTGCTTTCGTTAATCATATCGTGATACCTCATCTGCTCCGCAAGAGTCTGGTCGTTCTTCGTCTTGTTGATGTAGTTCTTCACCTTGCTATTTTCGTTCTGCATATCGTGATACCTCATCTGCTCCGCAAGAGTCTGGTCGTTCTTCCGAGCTTCCTCGTCAAGAGCCATTGCCCTTTGATAACCAGCCAGCCATGCCGCCTGATTTCTTTCTCTCTGAGCATCCATGTAATCCTTTCTCTTGTTCACAACCTTAGTCATATCCGAATCAGGATTGTGTACCACCTTTGCGCCTTTAGTAGCGAAGTAGATATTGCTGAGCGCACGCAGACCGTCACCGATTGCAGCGATACGAGCCTTCGTGCGTTCCTTCTTCTCCCTTCTCTCCTTCTGTTCTGCCGTCTCCTCTTGCTCAGGATTCAGCATCTTATACATATCCGCATAAGATAACTGCTTAGGCTGAGGTTTCGGCTCCTCCTTCTTGACGATAGGGACAGATGGTTTATCTTCCTCATAGCTTGGGACACCCTGATTCACATCCACCCCATTGGCTATGGCCTGTTGTGTTGCGATAGTCTTATCCCTGGCAGTCTTCATAGACCCATCGGTGGGAGTGGCTGCGTTTATCTGGTCAATCTTCTTGCCAGCCGCATCAAGTTGCTGCTGGGTGAATACTGGAGCCTGAGTCTGTGCTACCTTCTGTGCCGCATCCACACCACTCTGCTGCTTGTTGAGTACACTCTGTGTAGTCTTCAAGCCGTTATTTTGTCGTAACATATCTGAGGCTTTCATAGGCTATGCTTTTATTCTTTTTAGTTCGTCCTCAGACGGTAGTCCAATAGTCTTCGCCTTCAAGCCAAGAATATCGTTAGGATCCTTTGCAATGCCATTCGTCTGCTGAGTCAAATTCATATTCTGAGCCTTCTTTGCTCCACCCATACCAGCATCAAGTGTTGCTGCTATATTAGAGGCTGTGCCAGCCACTCCTGCTACGACATTAGCCGTATCAGCCGACTTTTCGGCTTCCATCTGCATCTGCTGTCCTTGAATAGAACGCTTATTCTGCTGATACTGCTGCTCGATAGCATCCTTACGAGCTTCGTTAGCAGCGACAATTTGTGAAGTTGTATCAGCAAGAGTCTTGTTGTTCGCCTCCTTTACCGCAGTAGTGGAGTCTTCTGTACCGCCCATTACGGCCTGTCTGCCCTTAGCTGCTCTGTTTCTGTTCTTTATCTGCTCCTGCATCTGAGTGAGCAATCTTACTGTGTCGGCACGTTTGGTTGGATCTTCGTTATATCTCCTGTCATACCATGCCTGATTTTCTCTCTGTTGCTGGGCTAACATCTGTTCCTGCTTACGTCTCGCCTTGCGGTTAGCTATACCGCCAGCGATACTGCTTGCAAGTCCAAGTCCAGCACCTATTAATGCGCCTATCATATATATGAAATTATAAATTATTAATAATGATACAAAGATAACCACACCTTATATAATAGTAATCTTATCTATTAATTAAGGTGTCTGCAATTCCACAAAGTTAATGGATAAGGTTTATAAGTGTCAATACATAGCTAACTTTGCAGTAAAATAGTTAAAAAATGGCAGCAGACAGAAACACTAAAGGTCAGTTCGAGAAAGGTCGGGCAAAGACTGGAGGGAAACAGAAAGGATACGAGTCTCCTATCACGAAGGAGTTTCGTGAGCTGTGTGCTGCATTTACTCGAGATGCTTGGGATGATTTTATGTCAGCATGGTATAAATGTGAACCGAAAGATAAGGTCACATCATTCATCAAGATATTGGAGATCAACTGTCCTAAGCAACAGAATGTCACTCTTGACGATAAGCGTGAGGTTCACAATGCTCTCACAGAGAAGTTGAGACAGATGTCAGAGGAAGAGGGTTAGTGTTATAAGTATAGGTTTTAGGTTTATAGGTTAATAGGTTGTTATTAAGGAGATAGGGAATGCGTGAGCACTCCCTATTTTATTTCCAAATCTTTCCAGCTATTTCCAAATCTTTCCAGTTATTTCCAAATTGGAAAGAAATGAAGCAAATGTGTTAAATTTGTGTTAAAACAAAGTAAATGTTTGGCTATATCCAAACTTTTACGTACCTTTGCAGCAGATTTAAAAACCAAAACATTATAACATTAGCCCTCGACATCACGGTTAAGTCATAAGATATGAAGAAAGAAGATATTGTCACATTAGACGACCTCAGTGTCTCTTCTATATTAGAAGAGAACGGATATTCTCTTGAACAGAGTGCAGGTGGGTCTTGGAGATTGATGAGAGATGACGTTCTTATATACGACGATCCTGCTTGCGAAGACCTCAATGAAGACGAGGCCACAGCAGTAGCGTTCTTCACTGGATACTTTAAGGAATACGTGAAGTCATACTTCATTGATTACGAAAACTATCACGTTAATATTACCGAGGATAGTGAGTATTACCATATTGATTTCCGCACAGGCTTAGGCGAGGCGCATTACCTCAAGAGTGATTGGACTCTCGAAGAAGCGCTCAAAGATCAAGCCGAGATGTAATTTGCCAACTTTCATCACTCGACACATGTCAACTCTTAAAGCCAAAGAAGTTATCAAGGAGAAGGGAATGACCATTGAGGAAGTAGCCAGCAGGATGGGAATCACAAAAGGTTCCCTATCTGCTGCTCTCAGTGGAAACCCAACCGTCATCTACCTTAAAAGAGTAGCAGACGCAATAAATTGTGATATTAGAGATTTATTCAGATAAGGAAAAGGGAGTCTATAATGGCTCCCTTTTATTATATCACTATCAGCAACCACCTCTTGCCCTTCTATCTCCAGCCATATCTGTTTTAGAGCCACGATTGACAGATGAAGGTTTGTACCTGATACCCGACTTGGTATGTGAAGCATCCTTTCCATTGCGAGAAGCTGCACCATACTTCTTGTCGTGTTCAGCATTATGACGAGCAAGTTACCTACGCTTAGCCTTTTGCGAAGGAGAATACTCGAAACGTGTGTCGTAAGCCGCTTTTCTCGCCCTTGCTGATGGGTGAGCCTGATAATATTTAGCTGATTTTGAAACCATAGTTACTTTTTATCTTCGTCTTTATCTTCCTTCTTCGCGTCATCAAGATAATCTAAAGACTCTTGATGTACTCATCAGTTCCATAGTTCTTCGATATACATTATCTCTTGAACTTCTCATAGATAGGTTTATCCATAACTAATAACTTACTTAATATATTTTCTTTCTTTCAATGTAGGTTACCAAAATAAACACCTAAGAATTAACAGAAAAATCCGTCAGGGATTCCTCCAATACTCATGTCTCTTTGGATAACCTTTTCACTCTGCTTGCCATAGATAAGATGTCTGAACCCATCCGAAACCGCTCTATCAGCTATAGAATAGGAACAGGCAAGAACAACAAAACCAAGAGTACCAACAATGAAATCAGCTTTGGTTTTTCTCGTTCTCAACAATGTTCTTTTTGTTTCTTCCTCGTTCCTGATGTTAAAGGAATGTTTCTCTGCAATAGAAGAATTAATTCTCCCACTCGCAATGAGTCTTTTCTTGACTCTTGAAACAGAACTACTACTTGTATTTAGAGCCTTCTGAAATTGCTTTATTGTGATTGCTTTGCCTTTGGCACCGACTTTTTCACCATCAGGTGCTTTCATGCAACAGTCCTTATGCTCGGCAGCACAAATCTGAAACTCAAAAAGCTTCTCATTAATAAGATTGAATAATTCCTTCAATGTATATTCTTTCACCTCAAACTTACAGACCATAGCACCACGATACTCATGCCCCTTACGGGTCCACTTTATCGTGTTGTCACGGAACGAATGAACAATAACCTTGTTTCCGTCAACGGTAAACAAGTCATCATCCTTCATATCTTGAATAAGTCTTTCTGCTTTTGGTTTTCCAATATGTAACTCCTTTCTTAATCTGTATTCCGTAACATTCCACATTACAGAATTACTATGCTGCATCTTTATCCAGATAGCAACTGCAAGAAGTTCCTTCATGCTCTTACTTGAAGAGTATGCTTTTAAAAGGTCTATGGTAATATTGATGTACTGCATAGTAAAAAAAAAAGAGGAATCCCAAGGTCATGTTGCGCTAACCAAGGGATTCCATATCTCGTAGGCATAAAGCCTGAAAGGAGGTAAGTCTGTTCATGTCAATCGCAACTTTGACAATGCAAAGATAGAAGCATTTTTCGATACCACCAAATGCTAAAAAGTGTTGAATGTAAGAGAAATCGAAAATAGGTATTAGTGGCTATACAATGGATATATAATAGGTATTAGTGTTAATCTATGTTAAAGTCTTTTTGCGAATTGATTGTGAACAAAGTATAATTTATATCTTTGTGCCAAGCATAGCAAACTGGTTTGCAAAGATTAACATTTCAAAGTTACTATTTTGTTACTCGTTACTAATAAGATAAATCAAAGTTGACTGACTATCAGCAACTTATAAATAATAAAAGTGTATAATGGACTTTTTACAGCGCAACCTTTTCGCCCAGTTACGTTCCGACAACTTCGGAGCCAAAGAAGAACTGGAGCCTATGACTGTC